GGGCGATCGTCGGCGCGAGCGGACTTCGGGGGGTTGTATGCCGCGATCGCGCAAGCGCGGATCGCACGCGACAAAACCTCAGGAGCGATTTGAATATGCATGGGTTGCCTCCTCTGGGCTCGTCAGTGCCAGCATCACTGGCAGACGGGAGCGATGCTCCCGTTTCGTCCTACTCCTCGTTCCCTACCACTAGTTGCGCTATGTAGGCGCGGCCGTCTTTTGATTGCTTCCTTCCGCTCCCCAGCTTCGCGAAAGCGGTGACGCCCTAAGCCCCCAGGGCTATTACGTCCACGGGGGCTGGGCGGGCGACATGAAGTTAGCGTTTATGCATCCTTGCGCCGGACGAAACAAAGCTCGCCCGTTGGCAGCTTGATCTCGTAGACTGGCCGCCCCCGCAACGTGCGGTGGGTGAGATCGACCAGCACTCCTTTTTGGGAGTCTTCGGCGCTCTGCACGACTAGCGCAAAGCTCACCGAGCAGCGACCTCGTTGCCCGTGGTACACGTCTCGGGAAAATCGCTGTACGAGCGTCCCAACCGGGACCTTGCACGACGTACTGGCGTGGCGATCGCTTCCCCTGGGCGATGGAGGGGGCAGGCGCTCGGCATCGGGCCATTCAGTTGCTATGTCTCCCGCTTGGGGCGCGTAGGCGACGCGCCTAAACTCTTCTGGCCCAGAGCCCTTGCAGCCGATGTCGCGGAACGCTGCGCGGATGCGCACCGTGGGTACGGCGTCAACGTCGGCGCGGGCGGCTTCGAGACATTCAACGGGATCGGTCCAATTGCGATTCGTCATTGTGTTACCCTCGGGCCCCGAATACCCGGCGGGGCCGTTCCGGTGCGGCGTCGTGCCGCGTGCTTAGTGTTTATACAGCGAGTGTGCCACCGATGACAGGGCGCTAACCTGTTGATTATTCGTGTGCCGCCCCGTGTGACCATATGACATCGGTGTCATGTAGGATAGCTCTCTTTTGCCCCTTCTTGTCATATACACGGAGAACGAGATTCAATCTCGAAGTTACCACTATCCTTTTCGTTGTCAATCATAAAACAACATCTTTTGACGCTTTATTGTGTCAAAAGAAAGACTTCGAGGAACCACTACCCAACGTCAACGGATAGGAAAGACTTCGAGGAACCACCGCTGGTCATGGCGTCATAGGTACTCCAGCTTCGTTCTCCTCTTCTCCTCTTCTCCCTCCAGCTTCGTTCTCCTCTTCTTCTCCCTCTGGCAACCCAACACCCTACGAGCTGGTGGGCTTCGAGGAATCGCTATCAGTTGCAGCGTCGCCATGCACCTTCACAGTCTCTCCCGTGGTGTCGAGCACGGCGCCGCTATACGGCGTTTCCGCCGTTCTGCCATTGACCGGGTTCAACTCCACCTCGTTCGTAACCTTCTCCGCGGCCCCAAACAGACGGGAGAGGATGCCCCCATTCTGGGGCGTCCCCGCCATCGTCACCGAGACCGTTCGCGTCTGCCGCGCCAGCTCCACCAGCTCCCTGGTCTGCTGCATGAGCACCTGGCTCATTCCCGTCACCTGCGGGTCCAACATGCCCCCGTTGACCAGCTCCTCAGTAAGTATAGCCCTGCGAAATCGCTGCTTATTTCGTTCAACGACTTCTTTCATAAGGGCCAGCGCGGAAGACGAATTCCGAAGCGGAATTGCGGCAAAGGACTTGTTGAATGCGCACACGTACCCCGGCTTATACTCCGGGCAATCCGGCCCTACAGAACAAGAGTTGCAGGAGAAGACCGGGAGCTTTGACAACTCTTTCTGCTCTGCCCCCATGTCCACAGGCCCCTCGTCGAACACCGACAGCGCCGGCGTCTCCTGCGTCGAAACGGCCACCGAAACGGCCTCCTCGGCGACTGCCTCGTGTTCCGAAAACCCTTTAGAAATAGGGGGTTTAGCGCATTGCGGTGGCCTCATAGGGGGTCCGGGTGGTGTCGATGATATATCCCCTTCACCCTCTCCCCTTCTCCTCTTCTTCTCCCTTTGAACCTCCAGCCTCGTTCTCGGCGTTCTACGGAGTCTCTTAGGCACCCTCTTTCCAGGGATTTGGGCCGCCGTGTCAGAGAGCGAATTCTTTGCCTCGTCTTTTCCCGCCGTGTCAGAGAGCGAATTCTTTGCCTCACCGGAGGATGCCTTTGGGGTCTTTTTGAGTACGAACTTCATGGCTCTAGTTTGCCTTCTCTGGCCTCTTTTGGCTAGCCTCTCGTTCACCCTCCACTGAGTGCCATCGAGATTCCCGCGCCTCTCCCTCTACCCAAGGCCCCTTGGAATGAAACAGCCACCTCTTTCACGAATGCCTCAAACCCCCCGCTACTTTTGTTACCCGCCCGCCTGATTTGCTCGATCGAAGCGAGTACCTCTCCCCCACCGGGAGAGGCGAGAATATCATAGCTCGGTTGAATGACTTTCATCAGGTCCTCTTACGTGTGGATGCATCCATCGAGTTCGACCCCATAGTATATGCCGTTTGCCGTGAAATAGTAGCACCCGTTGATACTATCCCACGCCAGTTTGGGCAGCAGTGGTACCTCCCTGCTCACCCCCGTCTTCCCGAAGGCTACCTTGGACGGGTGAGCCTTGGCCCACTTGTGAATCGCCTTCTGTACTGCCTTAGGGATCTTCGTCGGTTGCTCCATCTTCCTTCTCCTTGTCCAAAAACCGTGGCCTAAAATATCCTATCTTTTGACCATCGGGCTAGAAACCTCTAGCCACTTTTCATAAGGCCCCCACAGGGACCCCCTCTCCAGAACATCCCTTTCCGGCAGCCAAACCCCCCGCCAGTTCGAATTGGCGGGGGTCAGGGCGTGCCGGAAAGGGACGGATGGCCCATGGTACCATCCTCACATCAAGAGCCCCTTCCTGGGGCAAATAGAAGCGACCCCTCGCTACAGGGGTCAGGGCGTGATCCTTCAACCCTCACGGCTTCCCAAATGTACATTTCCTAACCGAGGTCTCCGGGCCCGTCCCACGACGCCGGCATATGCCGGTCTGGGTGGATGATCCGTGCCCACTTTTCGGGTTCATCGTCAATTAAAGCATCACCGTTTCTGGCAATGATCCAGCCGCTTTCTTCGCCGTCAATATAGGTCCCTTCGCCTGGGATCGTTTCGCCAGTTTGCCACGAATCCCAATACACGACATATGGATCGCCACGAAACAGCGCGAGTATATGCGATCCATCTTTTGGAGCGGGCCCGTCTTGCCATGCCCCGGCAGCCATCGTATCCGCAAGGTGGTCAACGGTAGCCTTGTAGACTCGCGCCTTTGCTTCCGTTTCCAGTCCTCGCAGCCATTCCGAAAAGGCTGTCCGAGTGATGATTTCCCAATCATCCATGTCGGTGATCTTCATCTCACCAGAAATGATCTTGTCAAACACTTCCGTTGGAATTACGTGAGCATTGCCGTCCAACGTCGGCACGCACAAATGAGGCTTGTTGTCTTCATTGCCTTCTCGCATTGTCGTATCTCCTTGGTATCGCTTGTTTTTCGTGCAGCCAGTAAAGTATCTCAAACGCTGACCAGCCAGATATGTACTCCATCAGGCCGACCGTGATTGCAAATCCGTCCTCTCGATGCTCAAGTCGGTATCCGGTCTTGTTGTAGGGCCCGTCGGCTGTATCCAGCTCGCACAGGCCCACATCGAGAATGTTTGTTATTTTCCAGCCGTTGAACATTTTTCTAACTCAACTCTGGCAATGGACATACAAAGCGCAAGCACTTCGCCTTTGTCAGTGTTTTCGGTAATTTGCATATTGGCGATTGCCCATAAAGCATCATGGGCCGATTTTAAGGCGTGTTCCGTTGTCCCATAACCATTGTCACCAATCATGTCTTCACCCCTGTATGCCGTCATCACCGCACCTCCTATATTTCGCTTTCTTTGAAAAATTCAAACGCCTTCGATCCGAACCTCATCCACAGAAAAGTCTTCCGAAGCATCAATGAAGACCTTTGCGGGCTCTTTGTCCTCACCGTCTATGTAGATATTCGCCTCTTGCGGAATAGCGCAAAGTGCTGTTTCAATTGCTCTTTCTCTGCACTCGGCAATTAGCTCTCCATCATGCAGGATTGGCCCCTCCGGAAGACTGACTTGCACCTCTAAATCCAACCGAACTATGATCACGTCCATCATTCACTCCTGTTAAATTCTCCCGCTGTTAAATTGGGAGGCTGTTTTTTCACCTTCTCGGGATGAGCGCACGCGCCTCTTCGAGAGTGTCGAGCACGTAGCAGCGCGCATCTGGCGTTGGACTCGGCAACACTTACCAGCGCCGCAGCACCCACTTCAGCGGATGGTCCTCTGGGTTCCAGTACACCACGTACATGAACATCATGCCGCCACCTCCCCGCCGTCCACAACTACCCTATCTTTGCTGTTGTCATACATCTTACTCTCCTTCTGGGGCTTGCGCGCCCCAACTCCAACTGTGTAATTCAAGTCTATCACACCACGCCCCAATGTCAACCCTTCGCTTTCCCCTTCCCTAACGCACTTTGGAGACCATCTACCGTGCTGTGAATCGATCTAGTCTTTCCCACAACGGCCATCACGTCCGCGTATAGCTCGGGCCTCACTCGCCTAAGAACACTCAAGCACTCCTCCTCGGATACCAGGGGTTTATCATGCACCGCCTCTGCCACCTGGCAGCAGGTACACCCGCACCCATCTTGAGATCCCCTGCTATGCTTACAGATGGCCGCCCCAGACACTGCTGCCCTCACGGTGTCAGCCCCCCAAAGCACCCCATCTACGAGAGCCGTCCCGTCGGGACGCACGTCAATCATCAGCTTCTTCATCGTCCCTCTCCTTTGCCCACATACTTCTGGGCCCTTCTTCCCTCTCCCTGGGAGCGCTTGCAAATAGCTGGCTCACCACCCCCTGCCTGGGGGTGGGGTACACAGCCTCAGCAATCCCTTCCCCCCTTCTTGCCAACTCCATCTGCCGGATCCTCTCCTGCAACTTCTCACTCAAGATCCGCCACGAGATAACGTTGCACTTCCGCACCTCGTGCGTATCGTCTTCGCTAATCAGCTTCGGATCCACCCCTATGTTCTGAAAGTATCTCCTGAACAGACGGCGCTGGTTCTTCTTCGTGGAAGGCAGCGTGACGAACCTGTCTCCCCTCCATACATATAAAGTCCCGAACCGCTGCCCGCTCAACCACGATGTTGAATCCACGGAGTCAAAGTGTGCGTACCGGAGAAGTCGAAGCTTCGTCTGCGCGAACCCATGAACCGTCTTTCCCCGCCACTGGGCCTCGTTGAGAAAACACCGCACCATACCTACATCGTTGATACCAGACCCATAGGCAATGTGACGAATCTTTGGGTCCTGGCAGTATTTTGTCCACTCCAAGGGCCCCCTCTGCCCGTGCCACACCACGGTGATAGGGTAGTTGGGCCACCGCTCAAGCATCTGGTTCCGCCACCTATCCACGTCGCGCAGCGTCACACTGCAAGAGCCCCCAATGTCCAGGTCAGGCTCCGCAATCCGCTCCCATAGGTGCCCGTGTTCCTCGATATAGCGGAAGTACAGCTTCACGTACTCCTCGGGAGGGGGCAACTTCTCTGGGTTATCCTTATACTGAGAGAAGAAAGTGAATGCCCCAGAGTCAAGAAAGAATTTTACCTGTGGGTTGGCCTCGATGGTCTTACGGATAAAGCTCTCCCTCTGCATCGTCAGGATAAAGTAAAATGAATAAAGGATATGCTTGACACCCCCCGCCAAAAGGGCGTCAGTCAATGCCTTCACTTCAGCGCCTGCAAAGTAGATAGCTGTCATCGCCACCTTTCTGGAAGAAAATTTTTATGGCACAGCCACCCGTCCAGCGCAAGAACTAGCTCCGCCAGCCTAAAAGCCTCGTCGGGGTCTGATAAAAGGCCCAGATCGGCGTCAGCAATGATTCCCTTAGCCAACTCCAACTGCTCGTTCAGATTAGCGTCAGGATCCACTGTCCACCTCCCATCGCACAACCTTGTAGATCACAGCCTCTTGCGTCCAGTAGTCAAACTCATAGAAAGCGTCTTTCCCCCGCGCCCCAGGGGCATTCACTTTGATCTTCTCCATCATAGCCTCCTTCAATCCTTATTGCTCCTGAATCCAACAAACACGGGGAACCGTAGTGCCCCATCCTTAGTCTTTCCCTGTGCGAACACCTCCACACGCCTGCCCAGCACCGAATCCACGTCCTGCCAGATGCGCCGCCGGTCCTCGTCCGTGAATCCAGAGCCCACACGAGTCTGTACCCCACCAAAGTCCACAAACAGCCGCCCTAGGGTGTCCTCGTACTTGCCCGCCCCACGTTCAGCGCCCACAACCACCCCCGTGTACTTCTCCCTGGGCTTGACCTTGAGCACTGCATCAGATCGCTTGAAGGCGTATGGAGCACTCAAGTCTTTGATCATTGCCCCCTCGTACCCCTGCCTTAGAACCTTCTCATAAAACGCCTCCACCTGCCCCCAGTCTTGGGCAATGATACTTGGGATCAACTCAACTCGGGGGGTGTTCATTTCCATAACCGTTTTCCGCAAGCGCCTAAGACGATCTCTGAGCGGGGACGTTTCCCCATCCTCCCAATCCCCGATGGGAATGGCGTCGAAGACATTGAACACGGCGTCTGTGTCGTCCACCTCGTTCTTTGTTGAAGCAACAAGAGACTGCGTACTATTCCAATCCTTGTTGAGTATCTCACCATCGAGAACAAGGTTATCATAGTCGGCGTCTTCGAGTTCCTCGACAATGGAAGGCAGGGTGTCCACCTCATGGCCCCTTCTCGTGTAGAGACGCACGACCCCCTCTTGCTTTATGGCGACCAGTCGCAACCCGTCGATCTTGGCATCCACCAAAAGCGGGTAGGTCAAAATCCTTGTCTCTGGCTTGAGCAGGTTTGCCAACTGGACCCCGAAACATGGGACCAAACCAGGCCACACTGAATTAACAATGGCTCGGTTGGCCCCTATGCGAAGATCCTTGTCCAGCACCCGAGGCAACCACCGTCTCGCCAAACTGGATGCTCCATCGAAGAACTGGCGCAACGTGTAGATGGCATCATACCCCGTAAGAGCCCGCACTGAAAGTCGCCCCAGAATATCGAAGAACTCAATCAACTCCCCTGCGCTCGACTTAGGCGGGGACATCAGGGGGAGTCCCCCACCAGCAAGCACAGCAGAACTGGTTACCCCGAACGTAAGATATGGATCCAGCGCCCACTTGAGAAGCTGCTGCAACAACTTGTTACCCTTCTCCCCTTGAAGGATCCTCTTCTTCTCGTTCGTGCTCGTTGTCTCACTCACCAACCGAAGCGTTTTGTAAACACGCATCTTTCACTCCCTTCTGCACGGTGGGGTGCCAAACTATTTGGCTCCTAGAATGACAAAGAGGACAGCCCCAAGCGGGCCATCCCCTCTGTCACTCACTCACATTTTGCCCTATCGGGACTTGCCCCGCTTCGCTCGGACGGGGCGGATATCATCGAAGTCTTCTACGTCGTACTCCTCCCCTTCCTCGTCTTCTACCGTCACGGCCCCTCCCTCGATGGATTTTACGGACCCCCTGGCCCATTCATCATCCCCGACATTCATTTCAATGAGCGCCCCGACCTTCACCCAACCAGGGACTTCGGGGGCCTCCTCCTCGTCATCCTCGACCTCAGCGATCTCATTCAAGACCGCCTTGATAGACGCCCGAAGCTCGTCTGCACTTTTCTTGGCGGTATTGATCAGGGTCTTCCCCTTCCCTGTATTTATCTTGGTTGCGATCTCCTTGAGACGAGGCAGCCCTGCCTCGTCTAACTCCTCTTCTGTGACCTCAAGGATATCCTCATCCTCGGGAGCCTCGACATCCTCGTCGTCGGCATCCTCGTCGTCGTAGGCATCGTCGTCGCCCTCTTCGTCCTCTTCGTCGTCGTCGTAGGCATCCTCGTCGCCGTCAGCCTCGTCGTCAGCTTCTTCGTCGTCGTCGTCAACTTCTTCGTCGGCAGCCTCGTCGTCGTCGGCAGCCTCGTCGTCGTCGGCAGCCTCGTCGTCGTCAGCTTCTTCGTCGCCGTCTTCGTAGTCAGCCCCGTCGTCTTCTTCCTCGGGCTCCTCGACCAACGACTTGACTTCGGCCTCCAGTGCTGTCAGCCGTTCATCAAGAGCGGCTATAAGCCCTTTCAACTCCTTCAACTCCTTCAGCTCTTTTTCCATGGCTTTCTCCTCATTGGGCTCTTTCTTAGCCTGTTCCTTAGGGGCAGGCGTTTCGAAGGCAGCAGCGATACGCGCCGCCTTCACCCCCTTCAACTTCGCCTTTTCTGCCGCTTTGGGGTCTGCGGGAGTACCCTTCCCCTTTGCGATCTTCCCTGCCTTGAGCAGGGCGCGTACAAGATCAGCCTGCCTTTTCCCAGCAGGGTTGATCCCCATGCGCTTGGCCGCGCCCCGCAATTCACTCAAACTCATCTTCTCTAATTCACCCTTGTTCATGATGCAATCTCCTTCGGCACTTGATCAACCAATTCAATGCCTGCCTCATGCAGACATTGGTGAAACATCTCTCTCTCTGCTGGGTGGGTGGGCACCGTAATCCGCATCCACACCAGAAATCGTGTACCTTCCGTTGCGCGGGGATACCCACGCAGCTCATGTATCCCTTCCAGCAAGTAGGAAGGAAGAGTTTTCCGTTCAAGGCAGTGCTTGAGCTGGCCTTCTGGGCGGCTCGCCTTCGTGAGCCACCACCTGCCCTGTTTTTTCACCCGTAGCTTCCATCTCATGGCAGTTCTCCTTCACCCCCCACTACTCCATCACTCTACCACAACCACGGTGTGGGTCAACAGGTTTTTTCACCCTATAAAACAAGGTGTTTCACACTTCCTTTTTCTGCCTCCCTTGGTACCCACCGTATGGTTTGGCGCGCCAGAACACCTTGTCCCCGCGCTCCATGATGCACCATGGCCCCGCCTCGGGATGCTCAAACGATGCGTTACCAAGCTCCTCCCTGAGCCTAAGAAGCAGTTCTTCCAGCTCCCCACGGAGCAGCTCAATTTTAGTTTCCAGCTCATCGCCCTTGGTGATCAAAGATAGCGCTTTCCTAGAAAGCTGATCCTTCTTGACCATGCGGGACCAGTCCCGCTTTTTCGAGGCTGCTTTTCTTGAAGGCGTAGCCTCCCGCTTCTTCTCCTTCTTCTCCTTGGCGCGCTCTTTTTTCAGCTCCTCAACCTTCGAGGTTGAGGCGCCAGCACTTTCATTGCTCTTATTCATCGCTTATCTCCTCGGGGCTAAGCCCCAGTTCCTTTATCAATGCGTGGAGGCATCCTCGTACCTGCACCTCGGGGGAAACCCCTTCAGGGGCAGGGCACGTATCACACCTGCCACCGCACCCAAGTTCCTCCAGCGAATCGACAAGCTCTACCCTGTGCTTGTCAATAAGCTCCATCAACCGCTTGACACTCCTATCATGCTCCTCCTTCCCTCCACCGTGAATGACCCTAAGTTTTGGGCCCAGGGTCAGAATCTCTTCTGGTTCCTCTTCCTCTAGCAGATAGAGGGCCTCTCTCAGAAAAGCACTCGCCTTATTGAGCACCTCCCTGAGATACTCCTTTTCATCCATCCCAACCTCCCTGTAAAATCAAGGAACAAGACCATTCTACCACACCAAAAGAAAAAGTCAACCACCCGCGCTGGGCAGCCCAATCAAGTGATAGAACTCGTCCTTCATTCCCACGTCATCCAGCACCATACCACGGAGCGCACTGGTGCGAGTATATACACCTGGCTTCCGTACCCCACGAGCCTCCATGCATAGGTGGCGAGCACTGAGAAGCACAATCAGCCCCACAGGTTGAAGGTGCTCCTCCAAGAAATCAGCAATCTCTGAAGTCATACGCTCTTGCACCTGAAGCTTGTGGGAGAAAAAGTCCACCACCCGTGGGATCTTGCTCAGCCCCACGATCTCACTTCTAGGAATGTACCCTACATGGGCTGTGCCAATAAATGGAATCATGTGGTGCGCACACAAGGAGATAAAAGGAATGGGGGAGAGCACCACCATTTCCTGCCGACCGTGGGGAGCAGGAAACTTAGTAAACCCCTGGATCAATGCCTCCAATTTCCCTGGTTGGTACGACGACAGCAGCTCGTCCACGTACATGCGCGCAACACGGAACGGGGTCGTAGGCACGTCCAGAAACGCTTCCTCCCCCGCTGCCGGGTCCAAAACTCCCAGTGTATCCAGCATGAGAGCAGCCCCCTGGGCCACCCCATAGGTCAGTTCATCGTGGCTGGGGGAGACATTGCCGCCTCCATCTCCATTTCCCGCTGGAGCACCTCCAGCATCTCCCGTGCCAGGCTGTCTTCCTTGGTCCCCTGCACACATGTCTCAACCTCCACTTCTCCGTCTTCTTGCTCCGTTACTACGACAACCATAGCTCTGCCACCTTCGAGCTTTTCGAAGGAGCCAGTCTCGTGATCGATGATGATGACTTCAACCATTGACTACCTCAAGGCAGGGCGTATGCCGTTTTGTGGAGCTGCGGGATGATCCGAACATCAAACGGAAGCACTAACCCTTGATGTAACTTGCACCAACTTCGAAGAGTAGACCACGTTCTATGCACCCCGTCAAGCCCGGTGCTACACTCTGGCTGAAGAATCAAATGAATCCTCCGGTGCGGCCACCTCAAAACACTGCGGGATACCTCTGACCGGATCTCCTCAAACCTCTCAAGCGCCTCTTCCGTCTCCTCCTCGTCCTGAACCACAATCTTGACCTGTGCCTCAGAATTTCCGTGGGCTACATACAGCAGTGATTCCATCAAGGTGTCCTCCCGCCACGAGGATAGCTTGGGGGATAGGGACAGAAGATTGCACCTGCTGAGGCACGGCTCGGAGAAGATCGAGCCCTGAGTCTCGATGGTAACGTGGTATCCCGACAAAAGATCCAGTAAAGCCTCCAACTCGTCCGCCTGGAGCAGAGGATTTCCTCCAGTCACCACCACATGCCGCATGGCAAGAGACTTGACACGCTCCGAGATAACCTTGACGCTCACCTCTTGCCACGTGGACCCCGGTGCCCAAGAATACTTTGTATCACAACACTTGCACGCAAAGTCACACCCGTGGAGGCGGACGAAGGTTGATAGCGTTCCAGCTAAAACCCCTTCCCCCTGAATGGTGTCATAGATTGCGTCTTCTTGCAACACAAGTCTCATTGTGATACCTCTTTGAACTTGGGCTGCATCGCTCGCAACTCAAGAAAGGTTCTGTAGCGTGATGCGAACTTCTTTGACTCACACCTGCCGACCCCATACCAATTGAGGGCCCCTTGATAGGAGCGGCATGCCCTGTATCCGGCACTCAAGATTTGGGCAGCCACCCACGCAGCGTTCCTGGTAGGCTCCAGCTCCACCCCCACCATCGACTCCCAAAACGGAGCCGAGTACGATGTGCGCTGAAACTGCCACGGAGTTCTGGCCCTATGTATGACCACCCCACTCGCCAACTTCACGGCGTCACACTCGTAGGAACGGCACCTTCCTTCATGCACGTTTTTAGCGAACCGAGACTCCCACCACCCTTTAGTGATAATGAGCGCAGCAAGATCCTCGGGTGCCTCTTGCTTGGGCCACAGGGGCTCACAGCCCTCTTTCGAGTAAACCCCCATGCAGGTAGCCCTTTGAGTAGCCTGCCTCACTGCGTCTGCAATGGTTTCCATCCTCGCCTGCCTACCCACCTCCGCTTCGTCCGCGTGAGCAGGAGGAAGATACAGTAGAGCCGCGAGCACGTATGCTGAAAGATTCATGTCTTACCTTTTTGATTAGAAGGACACCATTGCCCAAGAAGAAGCGGTTTCTTTTACCAGTACACTTTCTACCCGAACTCCCTCTGTGTCATAGCCCATCTTGAACAACGCATCGTTGACAAGTGTGGCAATGAACACAGCTAACCGCTCGGCTGTAGGATTCCCAGGCATAATGTCATTCAAATGTTGATGGTCCAACTTGTTACGGATAGCACCGAGCACACCGTAATCAAGCACGAACCCAGTGTCATCGAGGCTCTCGGAAGTGAGCACGATCTCTGCCTCGTAGGAATGTCCATGCATCCTCCCACACGGATGCCCCTCCGAAAGCCCCTCCAGCCGATGGGATGCCTCCCATCGAATGGTCTTTCCAATCCTATATATCATTGACACCCCTCTGCCGTAAGCCGCCTGGCCTCCTCGCAAGACTGGGCTTGTGGCACACAATGAGGATGCATGGTCGAAAACCCGCTACTCTCCGTCTCCCTGCACCTCACCATGCAGCTTTTCCCGCCGGGGGTATCCTTCCCCTCAAGGCAGTCCAGTTCAACGAACCTCTCGCACATGGCGGCGCACGCCTCCTCCGGAACGGGGGCGACCGGGGGCTCCATAGGCCCACAAGCTACGGCCCCTACAAACATGACAAGTGATAGCACCAACACTATGACTCTAAACTCTGGCATGTTTACCTCACGCAGTGGGTTTACGCACAGCACGCACGGCACGGATGTCTCGGGCGTGCTTCCTAAAGGTGTTCCACCCAAGTCGGCAACGGCCATCATTGCCCCACCGCCGCCACGAGTTGACGATGATCACTGCCTCCTCGTCATACCCGCTCACCATCATGCCGTGGCCCATCCTTTTCTGGGGATTTCTGATCTCTACCACTTGGGTTGTGGCCCCGACTGATAGAAAAGGCTCATCCACGTTGATGCCAAACGTGAGCGGATACCCACTCACCAAAGCCACCTTGGTGTCCCGCACAGGATCCGAGCTGGTAATGGCATAATCCTCGATCGACCACACCTGATCAGACATATAGTATCGAGCCAGAGAATCCACAGGCGAATTGATAACCCTGCGCATCTGTTCATCTGTCGTAGGCCATGGAAGGTGCTTCTCGTCACACCACCCCAGCTTGGAAACTGCATAGTACATTGTCCACGAGAACGTTCCGTCGTCCTCGTCCCCAGCCCCATGTACCTCTCGGGACAGGCGATACAGCCCGCGTCGAGAAGGAAGCACAGGAGCCATTCCCCCCTGAAGAGACAACCGGGTCCTGATCGCTTGAGCGAGCGCTTGAGCCAAGCAGGAAGACGAGTTGTCCTGGTACAGCAAGTCCCGAACATGTTCATCTACCAACGTGGACGACGCTGGCAGCGCTGTAGCGGAAAGACGCAGGGCAGACAGCTCCCGCTCTGCATCTTTATTGTCTCTTTTCCACCCAAACCTGCGGTACTCATTCACCATCCACCCCCGCGTCTTGGGATTGAGCCTCGCCAAGAGAAATCAAAGCGTCCTTTGGCACATTGACCGTCTTTTCCTGGCCGTCAGGGGTAATGTACCGGATAGAGATAAACTCACAGGTGCTGTGAACCAGGTCGATGATCGCACACACCTTCTGCCCGTGCCCACAGGATGCCAAACCCAAAAAGACGATCAATGCCATCTTACGCATCATTCACCTCCAATGGCTGAAATGCCATCATGTATAGCTGCCCCTTCTCGGGAGCAAGCCTCACTCGAATCCGCCCGACAAGGGTCTTGTTGCCAATCAAGGGGATCTTCCGCTCTCTGTATGGGCGAACTACCTTGCGAATCATCTGCTTTGCCACCCCATACTTGTCCCGATGTTCAGGGTCGAGCTGCCCACCGTCGATACTCCACACGTCGTCTCCGTCCATACCCAAGCAGATGAAAGCATGAGTGCCCATCCCAGATCCGATCACCACGTAGTCTCCCGACTCCGGGGGGCCAGAGGTAGCCCACAACCCAGTTTTCATTGCCCATGAGCAAGCCCGCTCTATGGCTCGCTTCCCTACTTTGAAGGAATACGGCTCTTTGCGCCATGGTGTTTTGAGCCCAGAAGACTCAAGGATCCCCTCTGCCACAAGACCACACGTGGAAGTGCCTCGGTAGTAAGTCTTGCCGTCTTTCGTGTAAGAGGAGAACCCATTATCCAAATCAAACGCAGCGTTCACTGGCGGGTTACCCAAAAGAAGCTGGAATTTATCCTTCTCTTCGGGCACCCCAGCCCGCAACCCCTCGGCCCACACGGCGTTGGCCACAACAAGTTGGGCCAGCTCCTCCGGATCATGGGGGGTGAGAATCGACTTGCGGGGACTTTGCCAATTCACCAAAGGAAAAGGAGGCAGTGTCACTTCTTCACCTCACTCACACCTTCAAGCTCCACACCTTCAGGGACCACGATTTTTTCACACTCCCGAGCAAGGCCGCGGTGCCTCAAAGCCTCGTCCAAAAACAGCTTCGAATCATCTGGATCTTGAATGTCCTTTCCGATAGACTCGTACAAGCTGGCCACCCCGTTATGCCCAGTGACCAGAGCCTCCAAGACCTTCCTGATCATGTGAATCCTGGGGGGCAGCTCCTTGCTGCAACCTCCACAGCTCATTGTGGCACCTGTGACCTATTCCCAGAACCGTACGCTTCCTCTAAGACCAGGATGTTTGATCCCAGCATCCCCACCTCCCCCTCGTACAAGGGGCGTATAGTTTTTCCACTGGCCGTCTGGAGCTTGTGCATATACGCCTGAAGGGGCTGAAACTCACACTGGCGGGCGCGCCCTTCTGACACGGCCTGACGATACATCTTGATATACCCCTCAAGCTGCTCGTCCTTGATATACTGCACACAAGGCACCCCCACGGGAGACACCCTGTCAATGGCCATCTGCTGAAGCTGCCTCTCCAGCACGTCCAACCGCTTGAGATTCTTCTTGACGAGCCTGCCATCCTTCTCGTCATAGAAGCGGCTCAAATGACTGAATGACGACGCCTGCTCGTCTGCAACCGCCCTGTCCCGCACGGGGACAAAGTATCCATCACCCGTTGGGGTGAAGTCAAGTCCGCTCTCAGCGGGAAGATAATCGAACCCGCCACCTGGCCGTGGCACCTCTTGGAAGAACGCCCCGTCTGCCCCTCGCACGTAGCGAAGTTCCGACGTTCCCCGTTGAAGCATCTGCTCCATTGCTCTGTCCTGCTCCTCGCTTCCCATTTTCCTTCTCCTTGTCAAAGATCAGCCTCATCTGCTTCAAGCAGTCCTCCCAATATAGAACTGCCACTACCGCTTGACCAGTCTGCCTCACCACAGCCAGAGGAATCAACTTGGCCTCCCCCATCGCCTTTTTGGCCTGCTGGAGCGCCGCGATAGGTCTGGGCCTTTTCTCGTTCTTGACCTCAATCCAGTACCCAGGAAAGAACACGTCTGGCTCGTCACCACCGTTTCTGGTTTGCCACCCCCGACGAATTTCCTCGGCAAGCTCTGGGAACGCTGCGCGAAGATCAGAGGCCACAGCCCTTTCACCTCGCTTTCCTTTTTGCCTTGAAAAACGGCTCACAGGGACTTCCTAGAAATGAACAGACGAATTGCCACCCGCTCGACCAGCTCTTGAGTATCTCGATCTGGAAACCGCACCGTGGCAAAGGTTGGGGTTGCCGTGAACACGAACCCATTTGGTGCTACTTGCCCGTTGGCGAGAGCCACTGCCTTCAACGCTTGCGAAATGGGGGCCACTCCAATGCACTGGAGCACAACCCGCTTCCCCTCCTCCTCGTTCTTGACGAGAGAGGTGGCCAATAGTTGCGGGTCAGTGGACCCCGCCACACGAAGCGTCATTTCTGGTGATTCATGTGGCCTCATTCAATTTCTCCTATGATGATCCGAACACACGCTGCCTTCGGGTTTGTTCTCGGGAGCATGCCTCCCTGCCAATAACGTAGCTCTCCAACAAAGCCGTAGTCATCACCTCCCCGCCCTCTCGGACGAGACTAATGAAAGAAGCGGCCCGAACTCTCGGGTCAACCTCCACCTTGGCATTCTTGTCATCCACTGTTCCTGACTTTTCCAATCGGATCTTAGCCTTTGCGAGCCTCTCCGCTCGCTTCGCAGCCGCGTGCTCAATGGCCCGCACTGCCAAGTGTAGCTTGGCATAGATGGCCATACAAGCAAACTCACTTTGGAGCCGCCCAAGCTGCACGTCATCCAACCGAGTCAAATCCGTCGGTAGGATTGGATTCAGCGGCTTTCCATTGTCCCCCAAAGGGCGATGCGGAGGCCGAACTTGGTATTGATTGAACTGCTTTTGGACTTGAGCAAGGGCCTCTTTGACACCATCAACTTCGCCCCCCTCCCTGGCCTTCTTTTTCAGGGGCATCGGTACACCTCCCCCTCCACCAAAGCCACGGCAACGCAAAGGACCCCCTGCCCACGCGCCAAGTGAGGCTTCATGTCATCAGCAAACTTCTGCATCTGCTCCACGGTTGTCACCCGAAATGGCTGCATACCTCCAGTGATCAGTCCTTCTGCATCCTTGAAAATGCGACGAGTAACCTCCTCCTCCCGCTGGGCTGCCAGCATCGCCTTGGTCTGCTGTAGTGAAAGCATCAGTTGAACGAACTGCCCCACGGTCAATTCGAGTAATTCCGTATCGTCTCTAAAAGGAGCCCTGGCAACTTCTTCAGTCATCGTATCCTCCCAACTGTCTTTTTAGGGCACAGGAGCCCCATGACTACGACATATCTCCCAGTAATTGCAGAACCCCACGTCGCACCGCTTCTTTACAAAGGGGGGCATACACTCAGGGTCAATGTTCTCCCAATAAAGAGGCTTACCTTCCCCAACAGCCTTTTCCGCAAAGGCTTTGATCGTGCGAATTCTCTCCTTGATTGACTCCCACATGCCCTCCTCATACGACACGGGGTACTCTTTGAGATGCTGCTGGTCCTTATCCCAATACAGGATCGTGATCCAATACACTCGATGCAGTTTGGCGTACAAGGACGCTTGCCGAACGTGGTCTGGATCGGGCGTGACCAGAGCGTCAAACAGATCATGCTTCTTGGTCTTGATCTCTATACCGAACCTATACCCATCACTGCGACGAATGAGGATACCATCACAGCTCCCCTTGATGCGCACCCCCTCGACCACTACCTCAACCCGAGCCTCCGGAGCGAACCACCACTCCGGGTGGTTTGCTAAATACCCCTGCACCACGGTGTGCGTCGCCGTCCCCACGTCCAAGATCCGCTTGAGTCTGGCGTTTTTCAGGTCCGGGGACTTGGGGGCGCGTGTGAGCAAGTACACGCATGCACGTTCACAACCCCAAAGCGAAGACGGTCGCAAGTACCCCCTACAGTCCCCATCAAGGGCTTGAGCTTGTTCAATGATCCCCCTCAAAGAAGGGGGCGGCTCATGAATCAGCCTTTTCTTTCCCGCAGGAACCTTCACAGGGGGCGGAGGCTCCAAAGCAACTCCCATCGCACTCGCTAACTTCTTGCCAAGGCTCATCAATCAACTCCTCTATCTGCTCAAGGTCTTCTTTGAGCTTCTTTAGGTAAAACCTCACCTGTGCCATGTCCGACGTGCCTTGCACGTAAGTGTGCCACAGCGCATGACGAAGATCCTCTGCCTCCTCGATTAAGGCAGAAAGGTGGTGTGACACCAAGAACCTACTGCCCACAGCACAACTCCAAGAACCAGTCCCAGTCTATGACTGCATACTGGTGATCACGGATCTCTACAGAAAGGACAGCCATCTTGCCCTCTGCGATCGCCTCTAACTGAATCTTGGACAGTACACTGGCCTTCAGTGTCAAAGAGTCCTTATCCGTCCTCTTGCACTCTATCAGCAGCTCCTTTGACTTCACGTCCCCCTTAGCCGACCAACTGCTCCCACTACCTGGACAAGTAGAGCCTCCAACGTCCTTTGCCACCTTCAGCTCTTGCTTGCGGGATCTCGAAAGCCGATCCCTTGCCCATCGATCTGGATATAACAACCTTCCACGTCTTACCATAACCCCTCCGTGAGAACGTCTCTCCCTGCCACACCTTCTTTGAGCAGCCGTAATGGTAGAGCCCTGGTCCAAGTGAACGAGCCGAGATCACAGGGTCCCTTACGGTCCCCATGATTCCCCGCCCACAAAAGCTACAAATATGCACAGGGCCCTTCGTCTCCACTGGATGAAGTGAAAGCTTGAGCCTCTGGCTCAACGTCATCTTCCTTTTCCGCACCTTCTTTGCCATCTATTCCTCCTTCACTGCTCGTATGATATCCTCATAGAGCATCTCCATCAACTCAGGGTCCTTCCGAAGAGAAGCAATGCTGGCCTCCCTTCCTTGTCCTAACCTGTCTTCACCCAAAGAATACCATGAACCAGTCTTTTCAATCAACCCGTACTGAACACCGTAGGTGAGCAGTGATTCAGCCTGGTCAAGGCCACGAGGCACGCCATTTCGCGTGATCGTCTGCATGATGTACTTCGTGGTCGTCCCCTCTGAGCCAGAGGTTTTGTTCTTTTCGCACTTGAGCTTGAACTCACGTGCGTACACCTTTCCCTTGCCGTTAGGCTCAGTCCAGAATACCTCCCCCTTGCGACACCGAACACTAGCCCCCTTCCAATGAAGGATAGCTTTGACTTGACTTGGCACCCCCTCAGTCATGTCGAGCCCCTTACCGTACCCACCAATCTTGGCTCGCACCTGACTGATCGAGAGCATCACCGTATTGTCTAACTTCCCCTTGTTCGCCACGCTGTACAGGCGGCGCATCACTCTGCCCCACATTTGTGGGGCCCCGGATGCCCCGTACGCTTCCGTTTCCACCCCAGAAGTCATTTCCCTGGTGGTGCCCAAGGATTGAATGGAATCAATCACCATCATGCAAAGATGACCAGACTCCAACATGGACACCGCCGCCTCCATGCTGGTGTCCCCCGTTGCTGCCTCAATAAGAAGCAATCTGTCCAAATCTACCCCCCGCAACTTTGCGTACTTTTTATCGAACCCCTCCCCCGCAACCCAGGCGGCCACACCACCTGTTTGCCGCTGAACCTCTGCAACAGACAGCAGAGCCAAGGTGGTCTTCCCAGAACCCGCTGCACCAAATAGCTCAACCAACTGGGCGCATGGGAGCCCCCCTCCCAAAACTACGTCTAACGCAAGCACACCAGACTTCATCCACCTCGTTTCCTTATGCTCAGAGCCCAGGTAAACGCGCCCCTCCCCCTTGAGCTGCTTGTTTACATCCATGACAAGTTTCTGCACGTCGGGCTTCAGAGCAGGAGCCTTAGGCTTATCCGATGCAGGCTTTTTCTTCATTGAAGCCCCCTCGACGTGCGAAAGCTTCACTTCATTTCTTTTCACTTCTTTGCCTCCTGCCACGATTTTCCCGTACCAAGATCCGCTGGCGTGTCCACTCGCAAATCCTTCATGCCAAAATACCTGTACGGATGCGAAACATAGTCCTCAATGATTGGGCCTACTTCCTTCTCTGCCCCCTTGGGAATCTCCAAGAGAAGCTCGTCATGTACCTGAAGCACCATCCGAACCCCCAGCTTACGCAGCCGGTCGTCCCGATGTACCAGAAGCATACTCATTTTGAGCAGGTCCGCCGCACCCCCTTGAATATGGTAATTGAACGCCTGTCTTTCGCCGTACTTGCGCTGGCTCTGCACCTGGCTACGAATCATGGGCACCCGAAGATACCTTCCGAGAATCGTCCGCACGTACCCATCCCTGTAGCAGTTGTTCCGCACCTGTCGAATGTACTGGTACAGCCCACTGTACAGTGAGAAGAACTCATTGATCGATTCCTTAGCCTCGCGCTCTGTTCTCCCAGTACGAAGGGCGTACGTCTGGGGGCCCATACCGTACCCAATAGAGAAGTTTAGAGTCTTGGCGTCATCCCTCTCGTTGGGGAACAGCTCCTTTACCTGTTTGAGAACCTTGGCATTGGGAGTAAGATTATTCTCAGACAGCCACCGCACAACCCGCGCCTCCGACCGGCACGCGGTCAGTGCATGCAAATCCCACCCATCATTGATAGCCTTGATCATCACAGGGTCTCGAGAATGATGGGCCATTAAGCGAATCTCGATCTGCGCAAGATCGATGTCCCCAATGACCATCCCCTTGGGAGCAATGAACGCCCGTCGAATACCGTAATGGTCCTTGCGCGCCGTGGGAATGTTTTGAAGGTTTGGAAGCGAGCTGGACAGCCGCATGGTAGCCACCCCAGCCTGCTTGAAGTTGGTGTGAACCCTCCCCTTGTAGTTCTCCGCACTAAATACAAGGGGCTCAACGTACGTCGAGTGCAGCTTCGTCAGCCTGCGCATTTCTAATAGAAGGTTGAGTATGCGCCTTTCTTCCCCCGTGGCGCGGAGCCTGGACAGCGTGTCCGCATCCACCTTGGGTTGCCCCGTAGGAGTTCGATCAGGGATCCGCAACCCCAAGTGCTGCTCCAGCAACCTGCCGATTTGCTGCGAAGACTTCATGTTAAAGGACACCATGAATGACTGCGGCACCCCAAAGCCCACTGCTGATCGAAGAAACTCCTCTTCTACTGCCACGCGATCTTCCTCGATCTCTTCGCCCATGCGCTCAAGGTGCCCCTGGTCCAGAAGACACCCCCGCTGCTCTATCTCGAACAAAACATCAGTAAACGAGAGGTCAAAAGTCTCGTAGCACTCCAGGTAGGAATGCTCCTTGTACCACTGCACCTTGCTCAGCTTGTCCTTCAGGTAGTTGTAAAGGCGCACAGTGAACATGGGGTCCTTCGTGGCATACTTGACAAGTTGCCTGCGCCCAGCAGATGTTTGAATGACCTCCTCCACCCCCTGCACCCGTGTGCGCGATCCAGGGGTCCCGTCCTTACGAAGAATGGGCACTCGAAATTCATCCGAGTAGTCCACGGCCAAATTCTCCCCAAAGTATCGGCGACAACACTCTTTGAGGCCGTGAAGGAGCTGCCCAGTGTCAAACATGAAGTCCATCACCAACGTATCACCGAGCAGCCCACGCGCCCGCACCCCGTGACACATAAGAGCGTGCATATCGAACTTCGCGTTGTGATAGACTTTCTGCCTCCGCTCCGACTCAAGCCACGGTTTGAAAATTTTGAGCAGCCCCTCGTTCCCATCCCATAAAGGAACAAACACAGGCGGGCTGTCATCAGCCGCGAACTGAATGCTGATAACCTTGACCTTTCCCACAGGGGAAGTCTTCCCCAAGTCCACCCCCGTAACCTCAGTATCCACCCCCACGACCGTAGCAGCCTCAAGCTGCCTAAGGACCCGAAGACACTTCTCCGAGGTGTCTGCATACACAACCTTCTCTTCTCTATCGTTGCACTTTAGTCTCCATCGCATGACTTATACTCCATTGTGAATACCAGCTCCAGTGGGGCCGCCGCTAAAAGCAGCGGAAAATCGGCAAACGGCTCGACAAACCTCGCGTTTCGCTGCTGCTTCAATGGGGCCGCCGCTAAAAGCAGCGGAAGATCCGTCTCCATCGCGCCATTACGAATACCAAAAAGAGTGAACCCCGGAGAGGATTGCTCTTGCCGGGGTCCACGGTGCGGAAGGAGTGGGTGCGGTTGAGGAGAACCCACAACCTATACACTACACTACCGCACTCGCCATGTCAAACCCCAGGGAACAAATTCTCAAAAGTTTCGTCAGCCTCGTCATACGACTCAGCGTCGTCCAGAAACGGATTGTGGCAGCCAAGAAGCTCACAGACTACATCAGCAGGGGTCGGCTTGTAGAGCCTGTCAAGCTCCGGGGGGCTCAACTCGACCACCCAATCAGGCATAGGTTCTGCCGACTGCGCCTTGAACTGATACGTCGTGTTCTTTGACGCTCCGGTCCTGTCCACGTCAAACGGCACAGTGAAAATCCCAAGGGGGGTCGTATCATTGCACTTCTGGCACTCCCCGTCTCGGATCTTTCCCCCGCAAGCGCAGCGATTCGAGAGCTTCTTGTTGATGACGTGCAGCGCATTGCCCCACGTCATACTCATTTCCCACCTCTTCTGCCCGCTGCGCTCCCGCTTGTGGCCCTTCGCACACAGTTTGCACTTCCCGTCCCCATCGTCGTCGTTGGCGCAGGGAACATACTGAAACTTCTCCTTCTCTGCCGTGCTTTTCTCTGGGTCCTTGACCTTGTGAATCCAACGAGGATCCGCAACGCTGAACACTGCGCGCTGCTGCACAGCGCTAACTCTTCTATCCCCTCCCCGACGCTGGTGGCAGGCGATACAATTCTTAGGATCATGCACCACCGAGCGAAACTTGTTACCCCCCAAAGACAGCGTGTGGATGTCCACGACCAGCGGCTCGCTGTCCGGGCACCCATTGAACCAAAGCCCCTCAACACTCTCCCCATCCTGCATCATAAAGAAGGGCGTGTACCCCTGAGCAAATGCTTCTCGGCGTTCATCGCTTTGTTCCTTCCACTTTGCTACTGCTTCAAATCCTTTTTTCATTGCTTTTTTTCCTTTCGGTGCCAATCACCACCATCATTGTCAACGATAACTCGATCGTAACATACTATCAAGAAAGAGTCAACCTCCACTGAACGTACGGCTGCACTCGAATTGTCGCTGGGGAGTTAAGCATATCAGCCACGTCTTTGATGTTTATGCCCTGAACCATGGCCACAACAAGCCTGCTGGGGGAGTAGAAAGGAAGCAGCCGCTCTCCTATGTAGCCCGCCCACGCATCGCCTCTACCAGATGCCTCCTGGTCAGGGAACAGGACAACTTTTTTGAACGTCCGCAAAAACTTCAACTGCCCCTTTCCAACCGACCCGCCCATGGTGGAGACGGGAAGGCAATTCCCAACCGCCTCAAACAAGACACCTGCTTTGGCTTTCAATAGTTGAGACGCAGCTATGGTATCAAGCTGCCCATCAGTCACCATCACGCAATCATGGCCAGCCCTGCAATGCAGCCCATAAAGGTGAGCACCTCGCTTGAACAGATGCAGGTACTTAGGGTATGAAGCCCCACTCGTCTTTCGACGAGAAAAGCCAACCAGCCTGCCCTCCGCGTCTCTTACCGGAATCGTCACACAAGCCGATTCAAAGTCGTACCCGATCTCCCACTGCTTGAGCGTTTCCTTGGTGAAGCCCCTTTTGAGCATGTACCTCGGGCAGAAGTCATAGACTGCTAATAGTCGCTCGCTTTCTACCTTTTCATCCGATGCCTTCCACATCCTTTTTTCATACGGAGGAAGATACTCAAAATCCTCTTCCACCACGGCCAGGTCCAGGTCTTCGGCGACCCGCATTGCGCCTGTCAGGCTCATACCGATGCCGTCTCGAAGAAATTTCACAAAGTTCCCCTGGGCGCCACAAGCGAAGCAAATGAACAGCCCATTGACCAAGTTCATTGAAAAGCTAGGGGTCCTGTCACTATGAAACGGACACGGACACACTGCGTTTTCACCAGAAAGCTTGATCTTAGCCGCGGGCACCACTCGCTCCAAGTAGTCAAGCACTTTGCTCATTGCTCCTCCAAAACGAGTTCCGCCCCCGATGGGGACCACGAGCTGCCGGTGGGGGCTTTGACGGCTCGTGTGCCCAATCGGGGGCGGAACGCCCCACGAGATATTGATTACGCTCTGACGGTCACCTTCACAGGTTTGACGTAAGAGAATGCATCGAATAACTCCGCCTCACAGCGAAGAAGGCTCCTCACTGCACTTTTGCTGGCAAATCCACGAGCGTCAGCCCGGTCATCAACCTGCTCTCCATCCAACCCATACCAACCGTCGTCCATCTTGATGCGATAGTACGTGGCAACCACTTCAGTATTCTTTTTCTTCGACATGTCTTTCCTCCTACAGCATTCTACTGACATCCAATTGGTCAAGCGTGTACTCAACCTCACGCCTCCATGGGCAGTCCACAACCAGCATCGACTCTTTGATAGCATGATGCCGCTTGTAGGCCCACCTTTCTCGGATCAATTTTTCCAACCGGAGCAGCATCTGGCGCTCCTTTTCTGGTTTGCTCACAGAATTCCTCCTTCCTCTGCATCAACTCCCAACTCGGGAAGAGACGTTCCGTCCCCCACAGCAAACTTTTCCGAAAAATCTGTTGCGGGGATGGCGTTGATCACGAAAGTCTTTCGCCGTCCTTCCCTCACCTTGCGCATATTGATCACTAACTCATGCTCCTCCTCGTGTTTGGGCTCACAGATGATTCTACCAAGGGCATCCACATGCCTTTGCAAAGTATCACCAAGAGCAACGTCCAGTGCATCATTCGAATCCTTTACCATTTTCTTTCGATCGCGGTTTGCGTGATGCGTGGCAATGACTGAAATGATCCGCCCAGTGGCGGGGTTTTTCGTTGCCTTCGCCATACGCTTCACCCCGATGTTCATCTGGCCAAAGGATTCCCACTTGAGATCCTGCGAGACAAAGGAAAGCCCGTCCAATAGTACCTTCTGAATGCCGTACTCTTGAACGCGGGCTCGAATCACAGCGAGCCCAGCCGCTCCACTTTCCTCCACCTCACAGATAAGGAAGGGGGCGCACTCTTGCATGTCATCGAGCGCGTCAAGGAAGCGGACTTCATCAATCTCACTCAATGCCCCATCCTGCCATTGCTCATAATCCACCCTTGCCCTGTAACAAGCGTGTCGGCATTGAATCTCTTCTTTCGTCATTTCGTAGGTGAAGATGGCGGGAACCTCACCCATGTCATAATGAAAGAAATCTGCAATGGCGATAAGAAGCCAAGTCTTGAAACTTCCGGCAGCCCCGTAGAAAGCTACGTACTGCCCGTCTCTACACCCCTTCGTACACTGGTTGAGAGTCTTCCAGGGCCACGGTGTCCCCAGAAGACCCCCACCACGCTTCGCGCGCTCGTATGCATCCACAACGACCGAAGTGTTTTTCGTTGCGTCCACATCCTCATGCTCCTCGTGCTCAAGTGCCAACTGAATGCCAAGCTCATTCCACACACGCAATCCTTCCTTGGGGTCCGACTGCGTTTCAGCAACGACCCTCTTGATCCCCTGCTGCAAGTCCACATACAGCTTTCGGTCCCGCAGCCGGTCGATCAGAAAGCCAGTCTCGGTCCTCGTTCCAAGAGAACGAAAGCCTGGGAACCTCGACTTGAGAACACCCATACTAGGGATAGCACCACGCTTCTCGTACTCACGAAGGAGCCAAGAAAAGATGACTCGATTGTCATCGTCGAAGACATACTTTCTCGACACCTTCGCCTTGAGCACCTGCTGGATCGCCTTATCATCCCGTACCATCCTGGTGAGCAGCGCACGTTCAAAGTCCATGACAGCCTCCCGTCAGGCTGTTTTAGAAAGTTCTGCACCGTGGGACATCAATTGTCCAGCGATCCGCTCCAACTCCAGCACAGAATCAACACCCCCGCCGTTTTTTTCCACGTCTTGAGAAACTGCTGAAAGCGCCTGAGCCGCACGAAGCCACGAAGGCCCCGCTGGGATCCGAACCGTGTCTGCACTATCGAACATTTCCACTACCCGACGGCTCACGTCCTTCGTCACCTTGGAGCCTAAGAACGAAGCAATCTGACTCGAGGACGCCGTAACAGACCCAGCAGCCCTAACTTGGTCCACCATAGACTCGAACCGCCCTTCGCTGAAGAAGCTGCAAATAACGTCTCTCATTGCCTCCAACGAAGCGCGCCGGTTCAGCTCCAAAGTCTTATCCGACCAGTCTATATCCCGGTCCAATCGAGCCCCAAGGTGCGTCTGTCGCAGAATCTTCTCCGTGGTCATACCATTGAGGCAAACTAACCGCTCGAAGAACACCCCAATGGAGGCCGCCGTGCCACCCCAATCCGTGTTTCGAAGCTCCAGCCCAAGGGCGTACGCATCGCCGGACACCATGAACACGTTGGGCCGAATCAATTTGATCGCAAAAGTCAGATCCCCAGAGTTAGCTCGATACGGAACAAGCCCATGGGAATCACAGGTCAGCAGAAACTCACTAAGCATGGGACGCACGTCGATTGTTTTGTAGGACGCGGACAGGACTGCCTTCACAGTGGCAGTCGCCCAAGGGTCAGTTCTAACCAGATGCGCCGGAGGCCTCCCGGTCTTATCCACTCGCAGGTGCCTCCACGTCTCGTTGAGAGCATACGACACCAGCTCGGTCGCCCAAGGCTCCTGCTTGGAGAGCATAGAGGCAATAAACCCATTATGAACTCCCGAAATGCCTGCAACATGCCCTATCGCGTGGGGGTGAAGGCGCATAGGGTCCAGGTCCCCTAACTTCATCATAACATCCCCCTGCCCGCTGGGGCAGGAGGATGCACTAAATGATACCAGCTCTGCCGGTGCCTTGAAATCCTTGGGAGAAAAGGCCAACGCCTTTTCCACAAGCTCCGCATTTTTCGCCAACCTGGTGTGGATGATTTCCTCCAACTTAGACTGCCACACTTTCTCTTTTGAGAAAGCCGACTTTATACGTAGCACCATTGATTCACTCCTTCCTTCTATCCGGCCCTGTAATGACATAGGCCGAAACCATCTCTGATAAGAGACTAGCGATTGACTTCCCATACACCCCAACGATGGACTGGGGCCCACCACTGGCAGCAAGGTTCGTCGTGATATGCGTCACTCGCCTCTTTTCATTCCTCGCCCGCAAAAGCCTCCCCAGCTTATACGGGATTTGCTCCTCCAACTTGCCGCCTCTATACTCCTTCCCCAAGTCGTTGATAACGAGCCAAAGACACGACTCATAGAGCCGGTCATAAGGCAGCCCAGTGTATGCGTCCACCCCAGGATCAATAGACGCATACAAGTCAAACAAGGTGGGTGCAGTCACAAACTCATGGATAGGCGTGCTGGCCCACCCCATCCCCACAAACTTATTCGTGAGAGCCGAGATAGCCCAGGTCTTTCCCACCCCGGGAGGGCCTGACAGTAGTAACCCTTTTCCAGACTTCAAATGATACCACAACTTTTCGCTATAGTCAACCACCACCTTGAATTGCTGCGGATCGAGCCCTTCAATGGTTGCCTCCCTCATACGCAGAGGCAGGCGCCTACTCACAACTGAACTTGTTGGCACCCTGTTGGGCTTGACTTTTCTCGCCATTCCGCTTGCTCTCCTCGCACCTTCACCATTTCTTGGTGAGCAACGGGCACAATGAACTTGTAGAAGAAGTCCTTGTTCACCAATGCCACCGTAGGCGACTTGACCCACCTCAAGTCCCTGCTCGTGAACAGCACATCAATAGATGCGTTGATCAACTCCTCCCCATCGCGGTTGATCATCAACCAAAGGCAATGATACAAATCAGCCATCATCGCAGCAGTACCCTTCCAAGGGGTATAAAACCGCGACTCGTACCGAGCAAGCAGCCTGCCCAATGTTGCCAAAGCCCCGCTCTCCCCAGCCTCGAATGCAGCCTTCGCCATGGCTCTGTTTGGCGTAGATTTACCCGGCTGACACGCTTTTTGAACCTTCACCTTCCAGCGCATAGGACCTCCTTGATGCAGACTTCCAGTTTACCTCACAAAGAGGGCTGGCCGCTATTTAGAAGTTAGCTGATCAAGGAAGGCTTGAAGATCCTTGACCTTTTCTTGGAGCCGACCATCGACCAGCTCCTCCGCAATAGCAAACCCCTTCTTGGCGGCGACAACCGGATCACTTCCCGCATCAAATGGAAGCTCCACCCCCACCTCGACCCCCACGGACTGGAAGCGATGACTGAGCTTGATCGAGTCACTAACCTTGACCGTCACCACACGATCCCCAGTGGCCTTAAACTCCTTCATCTTCTCCGTCTTCTCCTCGTGCAGCACTTCCTTTTTGGAAGCGTTGTCAGTCACAGAAGTCTTTGTTGTCATTGTTCCCTTCATTGCCATCACTCTTTCTCCTTGAACATGCTACAATTGTACGCCATGAAATCCCGGCACCTTCGAGGTCGGTAGTCATAGATCGTACAGATCCCATCTAAGCTAAGAAATGGGCAAGCGTATTCATCCTCGCCCTTGAAAGGCACCTTCTTGAACTCCCCCACGTGGCCCCCCATATCTAGGGCTGCCCACCTGATGATATGGCGATCCTCCGAGAAGCTGGGGACCCCCGCACGCATCCTGTCAATATCCTGCTCCCTTACTGGGATGATATCCGGCTCAATACAACACTGGCCCCGACAGTTTCGACAGGGGCTCAACCTAGACGTTACCACTCGACGAGTCTCCTCGACTACGGCCTGCATGAAGGCCACAGTTGCCAAGCGAAATTCAAGTGAACATGGTGCATCAGCGTCCTCAAGGTTGAGAGACAAGGGCTCTGCATACTCCAGCAGATTGCCCATTCCTGGGTCCCCAGGAATCTGATACTCCACCAGCACATCATCATCCTCGATGGTGATAACCTTTACTCGCTCTGGGCCAATCAAATCAATCATCGACATTGCTCACTCCTTCATTCGTCTTTTCAATCAGTAGCTCAATTGGGCTTTTGCGAAGCTCCTGCGCGGAAGGTTTGCGGCCCTCTTTTACCGCCGCTTGCGTAACTGAAAGGTTGAATTGATGGTCCTTCCACAGCTCTTTACCTGCCTCGATCAACGCCGCTTGGGTGATGACACCAGCCTTATCCATTGCAAGGATAACCGCGTTGACCACGTTCCAGAGAAGCTTGACTTGAATCTGCCACTTGATCAAGCTCCCCTGAAAACCCTGCAATATCTTCTCCGTGTCACCACGGATCGCCTCGATCCGCTTGTCAATCAAGTCCTTTTCCATGCTCATGCATCTGCCCTTCCAAAGTTTCGAAGCACTTCATCTGAAAGTAACCCTCTTTCATAAAAAACTGCCCTCACCTCCTTCCAAAATGTCATCATCCTGCCATCTGGATCATTCAGCCTTCCAGGCCCGCCGGCATTGAGGGTTTTCAGCCCCCCATACTTCAGAAACCAGAGCCTATGAATGTTACTTATCTGGGTGGCACTATACCAACGCCGATTGGCCCTTCCAGCCACCTCATACAGTGGTCTAGGAAACCTGCCCTCCTTTTCGTACTCCTTCAAAGTTAGTGGGCTCCGGTCCAGCGCAAGTGCCATGACTGACACGGGAAACAGCTCAACCGTTTCCCCATCTACCGAGTATAACTTACCATGAAACTCGGCCTTGCGGAACTTGATCTTCGTCGTCCGGCGGTAGCCGGGAAAATTCCTTTCTCGAATGTTTAGCTCTACCACTTTCAATCTCCTTTCCATGCCCTAACATGCTTTACCTCGTAACCCTGCCCATCACACCACCTTTCCATTCGCCTAGCGAGCGAGTCTAAAATTCCAGCGTTGTCCACGAAGATAAGCGCCATAGGAGACTTTTTCCCTGGCGATTCCCTGAGGATACGCCCAAGTGACTGTTGCAACCTACCTTCGCCCCCAAAGGGGACCAAGATAAACAGCGTGTCCAAATCTGGTTGATCCAATCCTTCTTTGGCAATCTGTTGGGTGGCAAAGACTACCTGCTTAGTCAATGCCTCTCGCCGCTCCCGCCGGTGGGAAGATCCAACATGAATTCCTTTGCTGGCAACAGGAAGCGATTCATACATTTCATGAAGCTGCACAAGCCTCTCACCTAAGACCAGAATCTTTCGCCCACTGGCCGCGGCCTGCTCGAGTTTTCTCGAAATCAGCTTATTCCGCTTCTCATGGTCCGAGATCCATGTTGTCAGTGGGGACATAGCAACCTTGCCCATGCGGTTGATAAACTTGCTTATTGGCACGTCGATCTCCGTATGAACGAAGAACACACGAGGCTTGAGTGGTTGTTCCAAATCTACGAAGCAGGCATCACCAAGATGGAGGCGAAAAACTAAGTCATTGCCATCAGATCGCGTGATGGTAGCGCTAAGCCCCCACCTCTCACACGGGAACATGCTGCACGCTTTACTGAACCCTTCTGCTCCAAGTCGATGACATTCGTCAAAGACAACAAGATCAAAGTACCTGTAAAATGCCTCTGAAAACTTCCGACGCACGAGAGTCTGAAGCATGGCTACCACAATCTTTCGGCCCTGCCAATCCTCCCGCGAGCCCTGCACTCTTCCAACATCTTCAGGCTCCAAGTCTAAGAACTGATTGATTCGCGCTTCCCACTGATCTGCAAGTGCATTCGTGTGAACCACCACCAGCACGGGGGCGCGTCCCCCCTGTACAGCCGCGAGTAGTGAAATAACCGTTTTACCACCACCACAGCGAATGACCAAAATCTTATCGTCCCTGTCGGCAATCAAACTGCTGATTGCCTCTTGCTGCCTCTCACGCGCGTGCACGTGCGCGCGCGTTTTTAATATATTATATATACTATTAAATCTAATTAAATTTGATCCTCTTCTCCCTTCGGGAGAAGAGGATGCGAAGATGGAAGAATTTTTTCTTTCCCTCCCCCCTTCGGGGGGAGAACCCCCCTGCGGGGGGTCCACAGGTTTTCCAGCGAGAAAAGGCGGGCTATAGTGCCTTGGAACCAGATAGTAGCTCCCAGCATCATGAAACATTACAATCTCTGATTCACCTTGGGGTGAAAGACCAGCTTCAAAAGCTGTCCAGTAAGCTCCGTTTCGAAGAGTCAATTCTTTCTCAAGCTTAGAGCAGTCCACAAGATTCTTGGGGACCCGTGTTAGAGATTCCCGAAACTCCGAAACTTCCAGATTCTTGTGGTAACGGATTCGCATAACCCACCTATTTTCAAAGGTTTAGTATGTTTGGAACATTAGTCTCTCATAACTAGTAGATTCTGTCAACCCCCCAAAACTAGCCATGTAGGACCACACAACACGTTGTTGCTGCCCCTCTTTTGGCCCATAAAGGGATCGTCTTGGTAAGCAGCTAGGGAGGTAGCTTGGAGGGTGCAAAACCTTCAGGAACCGCCCAAATTTTCTTAGCCGTGGGCATTCGTAGCTGGAGTATCGGACGTGATACCGATCTGGGCATGGCCAAGCACGTCCCGACAGTCCCGAAGGTTGGCCATCGTCAGTGCTGGCACGCGAAAGGTCTTGGTTATTCCCTCTCGGGGAATCTGCACAGTGACCACGGTCCCCTGCACAAGTCGAGCCTCCCAATACCCGTTGTGATTGGATAAAATCAATCTTCGATTGGGAAGCTGAAGAACCAAGTGTTTGTCAACGCCAGTGCCACCACCGTCAAAGAAAGCGTTCTGTACCGACGGGAATGCTGAAGTGATGGTGATTGCGCTTCCAGACACAGGGCGCCCGTCTTGGGACACCACGTACCCAAAAACCAGACACGTCGCTGGAGAAGTAGCATCAGAGACGCCAAACAATGACCCCTGCACCTCGAACGATTGGGGCTCGCACCGCTCGGGCTCACCGCTAGGCACGCCCGCACCACCAGTGTCAATGACTGCGATCTCTTCTTCTATAGGGAAGGTGGCGCGAAGCCTGCTCACTACTAAGTAGTAAGTGCCAGGAGCCGGGACCTGCAAAGCTGCAACACCAAAGCTGTCAGTTTTTCCGCCCGCCACGATGGTTACCCGGTCGGAGCGAAAGACCAGGACTTGTGCCCCTTCGATGGGAGTATCATCAGCCTCGATGGTAAAGACCATAATTGATTCGGCTGCCATGTCATCCTCACTGATCTGTAAACAGCAAAGCTGCGTTCTCTACCATGGGGTCTGCATGTATCTGGGCCTTTTTTATGTCCCCGCCGCTTATAATTAGATCAGTGTGGAGTCCGTGGGGCATTTTATTAATATTGGTCTGGGTAGAGAGCCCTGTCACCAATCCCGTTCCTTTGCAGATCACTTCAATGTACCCATAGGCGGTTGGCGCAGAACCTGGGGCGGAATGCATGCAGTCATTGTTTCGAACAATGATAGGGATGGACTGGTCACCTGAGTAGTAAGCTGAAGTCTTGCCGATACGGATTTGTACCTTGGCTGCCTCTAAATCATTACCAACGGCGTAGTTGCCTAAAATCCGAGCAACAGGAATTATGTCCGCGCTCTCACTATTGCTCCACCTCCCAGGCGTATATTGAATCCCGTACGAGGTGTTGTAGCAGCACTGACAACCTTGGATGAGCAAGTCTGGGAGCATATTCACACTCCCAAGCTCGGAGTCAATGTAAATGCCAATGCCACTATTGGAGAACTCACAGTCAATGATATGAAGCTTCTTTAGAACGCTGTCACCCACTTGATAGGCGTAAGAGAACCCAAGGCCTAACCAGCCCAAGTGAGACCCCATGCACCGCATCAGAGTCAGTGACATACTTGAATTGGGCCTCACCCTGTAGCCCGATTGCGATCCAGTGCCCAAGGTGTCAAGGATGCAATCTACCAGTGTCAGATTCCCGCCATACCCAGCCGCCCCGAGTAGCAGCACGCTACCCCACAATGAAAGGAATCTGTCATTGCTGCCACGAAGGCGCAGTCGGCTCACGACACCCTTGGAAGCGTCGCCACCTTGGGGCGAGATTGAGATCCGGTAGTTCGGGGGGCTGCCACTGCCTGGATAGTTCATTGCGGAGTACGTGTGAAAGAGCCCATCCACCTCCAAAGAATCAGTGTACGCCAGCGCCATGTCGGCGCAATCACCAAGGATAGGCATCCCCACCAAGGCGACGTTTTTGACCCGCACGTTTGTTGCGGAGATGGTAAATGCTGCCCAGTCTGCAACATCCTCGTAAGACAGTGGCGCGGGAGCCCTTCCCCACACGCCAACGTCGTCCTCTGCCCCCAGAGTCACGTCCTCGATCACAACAGTATCAATGCCCGAGCCCGCAAAGATGTTATAGGGCCCAATGTATAGCGGGGTCACACTGGAAGGGGACGAGGTTGCCCTCGACGTGACCAGCCACTTGCCACCACGGATGATAACCTTCTCGATAGAGAAATCTCTTTGCCCGTCACCGTCAATGATCGTGAGCAGAGAATGCTCAGCCCCCCCGTCGTCAAGGGTATTCGATTGAACGAAGCAGTTGACCCACTCCAAGGTTCCCACAAGTAGCTTGAGGGTCGGGATATCCCATATCTTGATAGCCCCCATCCCCCCACTAGGTTGAGCCGTGACTGAACCAGCCAGGTTCAACCTACAGTTCGTCAGTGAGGCCCCCTGCCAAACAACAATATGAGCGCCCATGTCCACCCCGCTCACTCGCAGCGGGTGAGTCCCGTTTGCCATCATGTTGAAACAGCACTCACTAAACACAAACTTACCCACAGTGCCCGCCACGCTAGGTCGAAAGTGGACAGCATCAGAAATGCAGTTCCACACGCAGTTTTCAGCAATCAGGGTGGATCTATCAGAAGGGCCAGCCGTGATGCACACCCCCTCGTTTGTAAAGGTGCAGTTTCGCAAAATTATCTCTGCCCCATCACTTTTCAGGCAAATCCCAGTTGTGGTGTTGAAGTTGATCCCCTCGATCACCGCCTTTTGCGTACCAGGGGTGCCCTTCAAATAAATTCCAGTACTTCCCGCCCCCGTCACCCCAAGCACGGTGCCCGCCCCAGTGCCAATGATTCGAATATCTGTCACAGTAGGAGGCACCGTGATGCCGGTGACTGCGCCTACTGTGAAGCTTCCATGCTTCACCTTGATGGTAAACGAAGTCAGCCCAATCCCAACAAGAGTGTCAATGGCAATCTTGATTCCATCCTCACCATTGAAGTCACCAAAAGACGTGGCGCCGTCCCCAACCGTGAACTCCCAGTTGCCCTCAATGACGCCACTATGGTAATGAATGATCGCGCTCCATAGCGAAGTGGGAAGCATGAACCGCTCGTCTGTGATGTGTGCAGTCAGAATGTCTGCCGTTCCCGAGGGGCGCAAGATCCGAGCGATCTTGAAGTAATGAGTCCCGCCTTCCCAAATGGGAAGGGCGTCATTCACAGGGGCCACCCCTGCCCCATCTTCGTCTTCCACAATGGCCCACGAGTAGCTGAGTTTCCGCCTTCGAGTAGTTTCCCCAATGACGGGCACCATGGCAGGATCCGCCACCTCCCCCTCCGTTACCGCCAGGTAAAGCCCATCATACCTGTCCGAAGCCCCTGCGTTGGTAGTAAACCCGCCCACTTCCTCCCCAGGGGAGTCGAGAAACAAGGGAATGCCATCACAGAAGATGTACCCAATGCGCTTGGGTGTGGCATTGAGCCCGTTTATAAACACCTTATTCACGGTGTCCGCCGTGTTCTGCACACACTTCCAAGAGCCATCCACAACCCCAGGGTTTAGGTTGTCCGCTTGAATACCCGCCCAGAACTGGTTGTAGGCAAAAACCCGAAGAATGTCCTGCGCCTCATTCAGCTCAAAATCCATGACGTGGCGACCACGTTGGAAAATGACTTTCGAGTGCAGGTTGGTGGTGTGGAAACTGTCTTTGGTGATATCTGCCATGGAAGGCTCCTCAAACGAAAAGGATTCGAACTGCCACGTCGCTATGCGACCACTCGTTGTTCAATCTACCCATGAGGCGAAGATACCTGGTTCGGTCCCGAGGCTCAAGAATGACGTAGTATTCCCCCGCCACGACCAGGCTCTCGATGTTGCCCGAAGTGGTGACCGTGGTGGCGGTGTTCGAGACAATTTCGAATAGCTGGCTTTGGTTCTGGTTGGGGTTGATGTACTTGCCAACCAATTCATTGACTGCCGGAGCAGGCGCACTTGGGTCAAGTGTCAAGGTTCCACCACTGACAACAGATGCCTGCCCGTACGTGACGGGCACGCTACTGGTGATGTAGATCAATAGATCGTTTGGCCCCCAAGCGGACACTCTGGGAAGGCCGGTTCCTGCCCACAGCCGATTGTATGGATCGTATCGAGTTCCAGACAACTCCAAATCTGCCGTGGGCTCGAACAAATGGGTGGCCTCCCCAGATTCTAAGCGGTAGTGAGCAAGATAGTCCATCCCCGCCGTCAGCTCACTACTGATAACCGCCGAGACGGCCCCAGGATACCCCGCGTATGGGGGGTCGAAAGTCACGACGGTGCCCGTGTTTGCCGTGATGTTGTGTACAATCTCATCCCCGAGATCAATGACGTATCCAACCCACTGGCCATCCACCAGCACAGCACCAGCATCCGTGATCTGTGTAGCACCCGTCCCGAGCACACTGTCCACCTCATAGATCCAGCGCACGAAGCTCTTGCCAAGAGATACCGTGGGGAAGTCATCAAAGGTAGCCGTGATTGGCCTACGGATGGTAAACTGTGTGGCAGAATCCACACTCACCACGTCATGGATCTCTGCATAGGGGTCTCCCATGGAAAGACCACTGATTTGGATGGACACGCCAGGGTGAAGCCCCAAGGTGCTGCCCACAGTCACAGTAGTATCCGTGGCAGATAAGGTGGCAGTGACAGTGGTAAGTGGCACCGGAGCCTTGGTGGTAACCCAATTGTCACCACTTTCTTCAATGCAGGCAATGTCCCCCATGGGCCCATAAAGCCGCCCCTCGTTCCAGAGCTTGGGCTCCCACAGAGCGCCAGGGTCAAAGATCACGCACTTCCCCTCTTTCGTTATAAATGTCGTCGTCAAAGAGGCAGCAATGGTTGTGCTCATTCTTTGACAGGCCCCAACCCCGCTCCATGTGGACAGGGAGGATGCCCCTGCATGACACCCATCTGAGAGTCCAACCTCCGCGCAGGTCGATTCCCACAGTGTGAACATGCGGACGGCCTCTACGATCCCAGGACAAGTCCCGCGAGTTTGGTACAGGGGGACCTGCTGAATAGCTTGACGACGCGCCGTTGCCCAGTCGTACCCGTCCCCCTCAGAGAAGGTGCCCGCCTCCTCGTTTTTCGCCGCCAGGGCGAAGTACGGAGCCTGATCGTTGTCCCCCAGAAGCCGAATGGCGTTCGCATGCCCACGCATCAGGTCGAGCCAGCAGCCCAGCACCGAATAAATCCTTCGAAGAAACCCGTTGCCCCCTCCCTCTTCTGGAGGCAGGTGGTCCAGCCTTTTGGCATCCTTGGGAGTCAGCGCCCAGAAGAACCCGTTGGCGCTGTCGGTAGCCTCGATTGACAGCCCATACGTACGGCTCCCGTCTTGAATGTCGTACTGCGGAGAAGTTGCGAAAGGGGAAACCAGCACAAGGTAGTAGTAGTAAGTTTGCGCTGTCAGCTCGCCGGGAAAAGTGAGATCGGCCCCACCATCCATCAGCTCGTCCACAACCGTAGTGGTGTCCAACACCACGTCGTGGTCGTCTGTTAGGTCATAAGGCCAAGATCGAGTTCTTCGAATCACCTTGACTCTGGCGGTCCCTGCCGGGTTGGTCCACCGAAGAAGGATTCGATTGCCACCACACCACGTACTAGCCGTCAGATTGGTCACCACAAATCCATCTGCTGCTCCAACCCCTGTGAAAAAATTGCTTCGTAGATTTAGGCTATCCCCAAGCAGGCTCAAGAATATCAAGGGGACAACGGTGACAAGATAGGTGGCCCCCTCTACCTGGGTAGCCGTCTGGAGAAGCACCGCATTGGTGTCAACAAGGGTGGCCGACACCACAGAAAGTCCGGTGATGGTGTAAGATGCAGGATCCTGCACATCCGGCCGACCCGGATTCAGGTCCGCCGAGAACACCAGCAGCACGCTATGGTTGTTGTAAACGACTGCATCGAGCAGGTCGTAGGCCCCTGACCCGCCAGTCATCCCGTAATAGCCAGCACCGTAGGTCATCAGATGCCTCCCACCGGCTCAACCTCGATGTTTTCCTCAAGCAGAAGGGGGAACGCTTCAGGCCGAATCTGGATATCCCCCTCTTCTTCGTAGGTGTCCACGTAAAGCTCATCCCCGATAGCGAAGGGGGTGGTCCCATTGACCAGAGAAAATCTGAGGCTACCATCGCTGGATACCCACTCAACGTTTATCTTGGCCCCAACCTGAAGGCTAATGGCACTGGAAACAACCAGAGTTGCCGTTCTGTTGACATAGACTTCATCGAATTCCACGTATCCGGCTGCTGCAATCATGCCCAGCTCGATGGGGGTTGCCGTAGTGGCGATGGTGGTGAAAGAGAATGCCTGCCACGCGGCATCAGGAGTCCCTGTCCACACTGCCACCCCATCTACCCAGAGCACGGGAGAGTGCGTACCGTCCCCTTTACCATACCCCGTGATGGTGTACTGATAGCCAACAACTAGCGCTGTGAAGGGGCGAGCCTTTGGGTTAGCCGTGTCCGTGTACGCAACTCGAAGGTTCCGAGTTCCCTTGTACGGGGCAGTCTCGTTTTTTGTCAGCAAAGCATTGTTGACTGATATCCAGTAGAGAACGCCCGCTGCCTCCATCGTGGAGTCAGAGATAACGTTGCCCGCCATCACCGTTGACAAGCACGTCACCCGAGTCACCGTCCCGTTGGTATCCACACACCGAAGCTGGTCTCCGTAAAGGAAACTGCGAGCACTGCTTACGAACACCAGGATGCCGCTGGCTGGGTACACCACGGTGGCCTGAAGAATCTTCCCAACGCGAGGCTCATCTGCCTCAATGGCGTAAGGGTCGCCCACAGTGAGATGGTTCAGCAGCCCCACCCCCGCCACTGAAATGGTTTGCGACGTGTTGCCGGTCACATTCCATCGAATGGAGTCATTTGTTTCTTCGTGGTTGGGGTGAAACTTCAGCCCGACCAATTCACCATCCTCAAATGCTGCTTGCTCGTCGATCACTAAATCGTCAAACACTCCAGTTGCCTCACCGAGAATCCTTCGCCGAACCAAAAAGCGGGAGCAGAAAATCCCGTTCACTGGGTCAGGGGCCAAGATTCGAATCATCCACTCCCGCCTGCGGAGCGTATCCCATACAACTTCAATCCCCTCCACGGTGCCACTGCCCACCGTGTTTTTGCTTAGATACCTTCCGTAATAAGGCAGTACAGAGAACCTTTTGAATAGCGCACGCCGAAGCCCAGGAATGACACTGGGGGACACGTTGTCATAGGCATTTTGAAGCCCAAACAGGTGGCCAAAGTCCAGGTTCTCTGAATTGTACTTGGTAAGAAGCGCCGTGACGAGCCGCTGCCCAGTGGCCAGCCTTCCCGCCCGAGGAAGAACGTATGCACCCACTTGAACGCTCAAGTAAACATACAGAGGGTCGCGAACAATGACCCGCTTGCCCGCCATCCTCTTTTTCTTGATAGTGGTCATGATCAGGTTGATCAATGACACCGAAGGGTTGCCAAACCCCATGGGGACCACGGGCAAGTAGATAGGCCTGGACCCACCAATGGGGGCCCCCTGCACACCACGCGCTCGGTACACTCCGCTAACTTCCGCCACAGCGATCCCAGCGTAGTCCTCCTCCACCACTGCTCTATCGTTTGCTTTTCGAAGGGCAGGCAGAGCCCGCTGAGCACTTCGAAGACTTTGACGATCTCCACCACCGGTCGCCGCCACGAGAAAGCGGGCGGACGCTGAACTTAGGGCACTGGGAACAGGTGCCAACCCCCCAGTAACGCTCAACTCGACCCCCACAGGGTAATTGGTGTGCAGCCCACCTCCGGTTTTGTAGTTCGCGAGCACAGTGTGCCCAAGCGGGGGGATGATCCCATTGATACCATCCCCAAAGATGATCGAGGTTATCAGCTCCTCGTCTGTTTCCACCAGGTAGATGGTGTCAGATGGTCCGTAGCTGGTAGCATCATCCACTTGGGCGTACGGAACTCCGTTGACCGTGACAGACAAAGTACCATCAATAACAGAGCTGGTCCCCAGTAGGAACCGCTGATCAGCTTTTCCATTGGAGGGGCCGAGGTTGTCATTGTGCTCATCCCCCTGAACCACCGCAACGTCCACGTAGTACCCGTCAGTCCCGTCAAAATCAGGGGGCCAGGTCACTGCCACGGGCGCCTGCGGTTGAAAGATGGTTCCATCTTCTGTAGAAAACTGAAGTTCAGCCTCAATGTTGAAGGGGTAAAGGAGCGGGTTTGCTGAAAGGCCCAGCACCCGCATCCTCGTCGAAGAAGAAGGGGTAGCACTATGCATGGTGTACCCGTGAGACTTCGCGATCCACCGAAAGCTCTGCTCTCGAATCAAGGTGGAGGCAATGGTTTCCAGCACACTCGCGTTGTAGTTGTACCCGAGAGCGTCACAAGCGTACGCAAGCAGCTCGACCACTCCTGTCAAAGAGTTGGAACTATTGAAGTCGGTCCACTGCTGGTCCGTGAACGTGCGCTGTGCGTACGCAAGCAGGTCTGCCAGCATGGTCGAGTAATCCAAGCTGGTGAACGAAAAGACGGGGCTATTGCTGTCGCCTGCGGTCATTGCTGTGTCTCCGGTTTCTTGAGTCGGTATGGGCGTACGAAGTTATCCTCGCGGTTAGTCGCCCGATACCGAAATCGGACGGAGCCTCTCATGAGATTCGGATCAGTGGGCACTACGTCTGCGTCCGCGGCAAGTACGATGATTCTGGGCTCCCACACTCGCAGTGCCCTGGGGACTTCATAACGAAAAATGTCAGTGAGCACATCCATTGGCTCAAATAGTGCCCTTCGAACACGAGTTCCAAACCCCACCCCATCTTTGACCCGAAAAGGCCACTCGTTGGGGTCGGTGTTGATGATCTGCTCAATTGACATGTGGACCAGAGCCTCCCCCGTCGCGATCAAAGGGCGAGAACAAGAAGCGTCCAACTGGATCGGATAGGCCCAACCAACCCCAAGGAAAGACTGCTGTGTTTCTACTGTCATGGCGTTTTTGCGCAAATGTCAACAGGTTGTCGAATGCCGTTGTCTTTGCCAGGCTCACCCAAAAGGTTGATGATGGACTGAAGCTGCGCCACCAAGGTGTCCAGGCCCATAAGAGGACTTAAGGACTTGAGGCTGACGGTGATGTCGCTAATTCCACTGACACCTACAAACTGGAACAAAAAGCCCAGTGCCTCAAGCATTGACCCCAGAACGTCAATCCTGGCAAAAAGGTCTTCCTTCTGTGCGTTGAGCAGTCCAAGCAGACACTCCCCCGTTTTCTGTATCTCGATCTCTGGATCCGCCATAAGACCAGCCACTTGCAGGTTCAGGGTGATCAGCTTGGTGAGCACGTCTTGAACGCACTTCAAAAGTGCTACAATCAGGTCAATGATATCCCTGAGAAGGCGACAGAACGCTCCAACAGACCACCCAGTAAAGCACTGCGTACACTTAGCCGCAGCTTCTGTCATGGCGGACGTAAGCTCCCCCAGGTCAGGGGGAAGGCTGGTCAGGTCTGACAGAATGTCTTTGAGCGCTTCGAGTACTTCAAAAATACTCTGAGCACACTGAAGGAGGCACAGGGGCATCTGAAGCGAGATCAAGAAGGGCTCGATCATGAGAAGGAAGTCAGCCACCACCTCGCACCCATCACAACCGCCTTTCAGCTCAAGATCCATGATAGGCTTGACCTTGGTCCCAGTCACAGGAAGGGTGATTCCTTCGAGCGCCACGGTGGGCCAAGATTCAGACGGAGGGCACGGATTGATACACAGTACCCGCGCCCCTTTTCCAACTTGTGGCGGAAGGCTCACCCTGAAATCCTCCCAATGTCAGCCTCAATGAGTCGCCCGTTTGCTCTCACAAAAGCGCCCTGGATGTTTACCCCATTGGGCCCAATCACAATGGCCCCTCCCCTGTCAGACATGAGCACAATGTCCCTGCCAGCCTTCACTACCAGCCGAGTCTCCTTGTCCTTGCGGGGTCGCACAGGGTTGAAGTCGTCAATGTCCCCTTTTACTCGACCACTTTCGACGGCGGCAAATAGGGAGCCCCCTGGTGGACTTGCTGCCGCCTCGTCGTCGATCTTACTGTGTACGCCATCCCTAACCGGAGCGTACACAAAGGTGCCCACCCAGATGGGAAAATCAGGGCTCTGGTTCTCAAACTCGATCCACACCCCAACGCTGATATCGTCATTGTCTGACGGCACAGGGGGAACTCCAAAGTCCAAGGTGCTCAGTCCGCCCAGCCAAGGAAAACAAGGCTCAGCCCAATCCAGCCAATGGTCCTTGTCATCTGCACTGCCCATAACCTGGGGGCAGTAAACACGAAGCCTCCCGCGCCCCTCTGGGTCGTTATTGTCCCTGATGAAGCCCTTGTACTTCCCGGGGTATTTCCCACCATAGTCTGGATTCAACAGCTCCATTTGTTTCTCCTACCCCACCTTGGCCGTAACTCGGATGGTGGTGCCATTTGTGTCTGTATTCAGTATAACACGAGCGGGCTTTGCTTCGACATCTTTGCCATGTAACAGTCCCACTTTGCTGGTCTTGTCGTTGCCCTTGCTGTTCTTGTTCTTGTTTTTGCCCTTGTTGAGAGCGTTACGAGTAAGGCTCGCTTCCACGACGTACCCGCTGCTGTCAATCTTATGTCTCGTTGACACCACACGCCAATTGCCCGAGTAGGTGAGCCCCACGTTCTCCAGCCGGATCATCATCTTGGAAACAAGCCGAGGCGTGCCAGCGACCGTGAGGCTGGCTTTGACCGCCTTCATGTCGATCTTCCCCATGGTGGCAGCCGCATGTTTTTTTATGACCTTCTTATCAGTCTCAGGGGTGGCTGTCGTGAGAGGCTGCTTGGGAGCCATGACCACTTTGGAGTTCACCACAATGTTGGTGCCACTAATAGTGTCAACGGTCAAAACGTATAACCCTGCCCCAGCAGTCCCCGTGTCCCTAGGACCAGCACTTTTCACCTTGGACTTGTTGTTTTTGGGATTGGCCCCCGCTTTTCCAGAGGCGCTGGGCTTGGACATACTCACCTCTGGGGAGAAGCTGAACGTGGACCCAAGCAAGTCAGTAAAATAGGTGAACGTCAACCCAGGGGGCGCATCGTACCTCTTTTTATGGAAGTGAAGCACGGTTTCTTCGACGTAACAGTCCCAATTCAAGGGGGCCGCGAGAGACTGCAAGTAGGAAATGTCAGTCATCGATGCAGGCTGGATTCGAGCCTTGCCCCGCCCGTCCCCAGATTCTTCAATGTCAGTGTCAAAGCGATACCTCTTTGCAATCTGTCTTGCTACTTCAGAAGAACTGACTGCGCCCCAGTTCCGGGGGTTGGATCCCTTACCCATGTCATACCGAGCGTCGTATGCCACCATCTCGATGGTGCGCATGCCACTGGCAGGCATGCTGGGCTTGGCCTTCGCAATGACCACACTGTACACCCGAGACATGTCATTGGGATAGCCAAACGCTACTCTGAATCGCACCCCAGCAGCGAATCGAGGATCGTCCACAAATTTGCCGTAAGGGTCATTGACCTTGATCTTTATCTCGTTGACCTTCTTTTCGTCGTCAGAGAACTCAAAGCTGGCCAAGTTCTGAAGTAGGTCAGTGGCAAACTCCTGATCTGCCTCAATAAAAACCCTGGGGGACACGACACTGTGTCGGCTATTGAACATGCTCATGTGCGCCCCGCCATGATATCAAATAGGAATCGCCGGATCGAGGGCACCTTGACCGTCCTGCCCACCTCAAGCTCCGTAAACGGATCCACCACACCGGACAGATCCGCAATGGCCCACCAGTTGCGCGCGTCCCCCAGGTACTTGAGCCCCAGATGGCTCCAGTGCATGGATCCATCCACAAGGATAAACCTGTCATCCTCTGCATCTGCCACAACGCGGGGTCGAATGTCCACATACGCCGGTCGAGCCAACTCCATTGTGACCGGGTTTAGGACCTCCACCACAGGGGAGAGCATAAGTCTGCTTCTATTATGTGGCATTACAGCTCGATTTCCATATCAGGGGGTAAGAGGTTATCTCTAACTTGGCCCCAAGGGGGAGCCTCACCCATGGTCAAGTCTATCTTCGCCCGAAGGATGCGCAAGTCAGGGGAAAAGTAGTTGAGCGTTTCTTTGACACTCTTGACCACGCAGGGAGTAGTTTGGAACATGAGCCCAAACGTGAACAGAACAACGGGAGGAGCAACACTTTCTGCCGTGGATCCCACCACTGGATATCCAAGAGAGCGGTACCAATTGATCTCGTACGTCAGGTCGAGCTGTCCGTTGTAGAAGATACGGTTCTGGATAGCATCCAGGTACAGAGTCAAACTCCAAGTTCTTTCACCACCTGCCCCATACTGGTAAATGGGGTGGCTCGCCCCAGGAAGCTGCCCGACTTCCCACCCAGTGGTTTTGGAGGCCTCGATCTCATGGGGGTTGATCAGAAAATTGCGATGCTCCATTCGACCTGGAATGGTGATTCGACCTTTGGTGACCGTAGGGCTCATGTTTACTCCGTCATGGGCATGCCGTGAGCGTTGGCCCAATCCACGAGGTGTTTTTGAAATGACTCAAAGACGACCTTGCTATCGAGTTCGAGCACAATTTTGTTATTGAGGTTCACTGTCTTAGGTTCTGCCCCGGGCCTACCCGCTGAGGATGCCCCTCGACCCCCCGCCATACTGTCCTCCATAATCCCAAGCCCAGGAAGCCCAAACCCTGTCGGCTGTGGGGCCCCTGCTAGCAGTTTATTGACTGCATTTGCTGCCTCCACTTGGACATCGAGCGCCTCCCGAAATGAAGAAGGGCCTGCCCCCGGTTCCTCCCCCTTCCTGTACCCGAACTGCCTACTAACTTCATAACCGGCAGCGATAACATTTCGCTCCGTAACGAACGCCTTGTTCACGTCCTCAATGTCATGCCTCGTGTCCACTCCAAACTTCACGAACGCATCTTTGAGCTGATCAAGCATGTTAGCTTTGCTGAAATAAACCTCTTTAAGGGCCTTTCCCATTCCCGCAAAATCCCCCTTGGTGAGCGCCACCAGCGCTCTCCCAAGTCCTACTACGGCGTGCCATATTGCTCTCAAGGGAATGAGAGTCAGGTTGAGCCCAAGCCTGAGAGACGAAAGCGCAACATCCCCGATGTTCTTGAGGGTAACGAATGCCGTATACACCCCCATGATCATCACCACGATGTCCCCTACGTGGGGAATGACTGCATCTATCACCTGAGCCACCAGGTTCATGACCCAGGCGGCAACATCTGCAACGCCCAAAATGATATCTGCGAAGGTGTCAAGAGAACCCTGTGCTTCCCCCACGTTCTGCTCAGTAGATTTGGGAATCAACCCCATTGTCTCCGCAACGCGCTTTCCCGCCTCGAATACTCGACTGAAGGCCAGGCTGATTTTGTCCCAGGCAGCAGAAAGCTTCGGTCCGGTGGTCTTCCACCCCTCACTGAGTCTCTGCTTGAATCCATCCCAGGCAAGCTCAGCCCACTTGATCCACCCCACAATTTCCTTGAACGTTTCCATAAGGCCTGCCTTCTCAAGCTCCTCGGCGGTCTCCAGTGAAACGCTGGTCCCTGTTGCTCCCCAGTTCTGGAACGCTTCAGAGACTGCACTAATTAGAGTGCGGGCTTTGTCAAAGATTTTGACCAATGGTTGCCACGACGCAGCCACTACGAGCGCCCCGGCCCCCACCCCCACGAGCCCAAGTGCCAAAAAGGGCAGCAGTGACAACGCCAAGGGGGCTACTGCAAAGGCAACGAGGTTTATGACCGCCAGTCCGATGGTCACAGAGATGGCAAACGCTCCGAATGCCCCTGCTGCTGCAACTACGGTTCCAACCACCGCCATTAGTGCAGACCCTGCTAGGGTCAGGACAGCTCCGAGCTTAGCAAGCCCTGGATGATTTTTGATGAAGTTGGCGACGGCGCCAATTGCTTTACCTCCCAGTATCATCGTCTTTGTGAGTAGGTCCACGACAGGGGCCAAAGCATCTTTCACGGCAGCCATGAACTGCTCATCCCCAAGGTAGGCGTCAATCTCTTTGAAAGTGTCAATGAGCCCTCTCTTTAGCTTGTTGTACGGCCCATCGGGGTCATCGATCGCTGCGATCGCATCGAGAATCCGAGACGGCAGTTCCTTGTAATTGCTCAAGATGCCTCCGAACGTGGAGGAAGCAGCAGCGGAGAACCCAAACCATGCCTTGTCCTTGTTGATGTTTATGATCTCCTCAATGATCGCCTTCGCACCACTTTTACCCGCACTACTGAGCCTATCATAGATTTCCATGGGAAGCTGATCTCGAAGGAGCATGGCAGACCCTGATGTAAGGAGCCGCTGCATGCCTCTGGTGAAAGTTACCATCTTCCACCCCACGTTCCCAGTGGCCGCAGCCATGTCGAGGATTGCAGAGGCAGCAGTGGTTTTCATGTTCCCTGCCAGACTCAAGGTGGCATCGTCCACCTGGCTGAATCCGGCTGCCATGGCCTCAGCCAAGTCTATCGTCTTCCCTCCCTTGTCACGCCACGCATCGAGCGATATGCCCGATTGCACAAGTGTTGTCGTTAGTTCGAGGATTTGCTGTTTTTCGAATGGTGTGTATTTTACAATGTCTTGCACTCCTTTTACAATGTCGAATGCCTGTTCTTGTGAAAACTTCCCGAACATCTTGATGCGCAGAAGGGCCTCTTCCATTTCACCACCCGCCATGGCCACTGCTTTGGCGAGGTCAGTGAATATGCTGATTCCCTTCATACCATACGACTGCATCTGCATACCAAACTCAGACATTTGCTGAAATGATTGCTTTACTTGATCCACTAAAAGTGCCGCAGCCGCTACCTGGGGGGCTATGCCTCCAAGTGCTGAACCGATCCCACTAATCCCACCACGCAGCCCACCAAGGAGCTGTGTTGCTGTTTGAGCCGCTCCACCCACGCCCTGGTGAGGCGCAGAACCTGGGGCGGACACCTTGTCCTTGCCCAGCTCTTTGGCCACGTCAGAAACAGTTGTCTTCAGCTCTTTGAGTTTGTCTTTGCCAGCGAGATTGACGTCAATAAGAAGGGTGAATTTGGAACCAGAGATCATCTGCACTCACTCCATGAAGTATGGGCAGTGCCAGATGAAGTCAACGTCGTGAGCGTCTATGGAAGGCGTGGACTTGGATCTGACTGCCTCTTCGATTCTCTCACCAACGATGCGCTTCCAGCGTACCGCCGCGCGCCTACGTGAATATGCCATCCTAAGAACATCCCGCTCACTCCACCACTCAGCTAGGGAGAAGATGTCCGTTTCAAGCCGGTACTCTTCCCCGATGGGAAGAAAAAAGCAGGGTCATTCGTATCGATAAGGGTTGAGAATTCTCCCCCACAGTGGGGGCAAACAATCCCTTCAATCGACGTGTCGATTCCTCCCTCACGAGTATTGATCTCGTAGCGCAAGAAGGATCGATCACGGGCTGACATACGCCGAAGTGCCTCGAACTTGGGCTCATCCCCATCGATGCTGATCAGCCGAAGTTGAAGCGTCGAAGTCACAAGATCATCACTATGCTGCCCATCGTGAATCTCCTGAATGCGCTTCTCATCGCTACCAACGAGAGGCCTCCACACCACCACCTTGCCGGATGGGCAGGTAGAAGTGAAAGAAAAAATAGATTGACTATCACTGGGAAGCGGATTGCTTGTGACTTCCAGATCAGCGAGGTTATACTCCACTCGCTCGACGACTTTCTCACAGTGCGGGCACCGCCTGTCACACTGCACTTCGTCCCCGAGCGACAACTGCCGTAAACGAATGAGCGCAAACGCCCGGTCGTTGGTGTGCGCATCTGCCCACTGTTGAAAGAAAAAGTTGGGAGAATCAAAACGGGTCCCCCCATCAGGGCGGCGCATTGCTCCAATCTGCTCCGTGCAGCGGGACAGGATTCGAGACATTCGTTCCCCAAAACTAGTGGGAGACAGCCCACTGTTTGGTTTCTTCTCCTGCCTGCGCAAAAGCTTGATGCCGGAAAGAAGGATGTCTTCCTCTTCCCCAGTCAGCTCAGTCAGAACCACCTTCTTTGACCACCCTTGCGGGGTGCGAATACCCATCGGCAACTCGATCAAAGCCTCCATTGCCTACTCTCCTACAGGATTTGTTCGAAGCCCTCGTGTGCAAGAACCAACTCTTCCACACTGTTCTCCGAAGACTGCGCATCAACGTCACCCATGGGCTTGTAGCTCTTGGGCCACGCATGGTTCAGCTTCCAGCTACGAACCTTCTGGTTCAAGCTGTTGTACTGGTGGATGACAGGTTCCCTTCGGAATTCTGCACTGGACCCCTGCACGGCAACCTCGTGGACTTGGGCAAACCAGTCCAAAAAGTCATCAGCCCCTGGTCCTGGAACGATCTGCCCACGAGAAAGGGTAACGTCCCCATACTTGGCGAGCCCCGGGGACTTTTGCGGGGTTTCATTATCTCCCCCTTCCCGGTACTCGATCACATCGGTTTCAACGTTGAGGCCACTTACTTTGGAAAACCCAAAGCGAATGAACCCCTCGATCTCCACACGGAATCGAAAAGACTTCAGCGGATCTGCAACTGCTCCACGCCCCATGATTCACTCCTCTCAAAGCTGTGAGGCCAGCGATGCCTCAAGAGCCCGTGTATCTTGCTCCAGGGTGATGTCCACGTATCGAGCGGGTTGATCAAAGGCCAACCCCACACGAATTTTCATTTTCTTTGCCGCAATCACCTGCGCCGTATTGTTGGTGTCATCACAGATGATGAAAAATGCCTCTTCATCCGTTGATCCCTTGAGAATCCCATCCTTCCGCCACTGCCGGAAAAGAGAGGTAGCCACTCGCACCACCTGGCTGCGGGTGTCTTCGTTGTTGGGCTCGAAGTTCACGAAGCGGGTACGCCGCTTCAGTTCGCGGCGAGCCACACAGAAGCCAGTCACCTCACCATGAACCCCATACTCGTCCGTGCTGTCCAGTGTCTTGTCACCCCAGACAGCATACCCCTCGCCAGGGAAGTTGATGATTGCATTGATTCCATAGGAGAACATGCCATCATACTCGTCACTTCCCTCGTCAATGTTGTACCCCAACCCGACGATGCCACGCACTTGACCGTCCGTGATGCCAGCCGGTGACTTCGCGAAGTTCCGCTTATAGTGGGTACGGGCAATCAACCCCTGAATCCACCCACTGGGAGCCTTGAGCGTCTTTACCCCCAACAGGGAATCCACCACGTACACATGGGGCCAATACATGGTGAGAAACATCGAGCTGAAGTTTGCAGTGTTTGTCACCCACGTGGCGATGGCGCTGTGGTCAAACCCACTGGGCCCTTCAATAATACCCTGCACGTCCCCGCGAAGTTCCAAGTACGCTTCCAACCCCTTCAAAGCGCTGGCCCCGTCGTTTGCTCCGAGGATGTCGCACACTCCAGGCATGGAGATAAAGTTCACGTCCTTGGCGGAGTTCCAGGCATAAACACCAGTCTTCGACACTGAGGATCCGATAAAGTCACTCACCCCGATAGCCCCACCGTTGGAGCCCCCAGACATAACGATGGACACCGCATCCTGCTCTGGTCGCGGGTCAGATACCGAAGGGCCCAAAGCCGTGACCGTCACAGGAGTACGGCTGGCACTATTGATCACCACTTCGAAGTACCTGGGGCCAGCCAACGGATCCATTCGAAGATTCATAAAGGGGCTGGGAGCGAGAAGAAGGCCATCGCTACCATAGACATACAGATTCCACGTCTCAAGCACAACGTCCTCTGTCCCTGCATACCCACCCGTAGGGACCGTGATGGCCGCACTTAGGGTGAGCGTGGCACCATCCACCACAGAAATGACGGCCCTTTGGGTATCCGCGCCCTTCGTGATCGATATTTGATCCCCCACTTGGAGCTTGGCCCCAGAAAGGACTGAGATGGTGGAGGTAGCCCCCGCAGCGGTGGCAGCAACCCTGGTCACCGCTACATCATTTCTGGTAGCCTTGACCTTCGTCGAGTTTCCCCACACCCCCACGCTGGAGGCATCCACTTTGATCGTTGACACCGAAGTGCTTGCAGTGCCCGCGTGGGCACTATTGTCCAAACCCATCTTGGTGTCTGCCGTGGACGCTACCATCACCTGAACGGTGGCCGCCGCTCCAGCCAAGTCTCGGGTCAGTACGAGTGCCCCTCCACTGTTAGATGGAGTAACATTAGACAGCTCTGCAAGGCCCAGGGTCACCAGCTCATCCGCCGTGACCGCTCGAATGTTCGCCACGTTGCCAGGGGTTGCGTTCGTGAAGGCCCCCGCCACAAGCCCAGTCTTGGTCGTGACGGATGCTCCACTCACACCGACTACGTATGCTTTTGCAGGGGCAGCATCAGTACCAGCCACGTCCGTGGTGATAACGATATCACTGCCCGAGACCACAGCCTTCGCTCCGAGGAGTTGAGAGTTAAACTGTGCTGCATAGGTAGACTGGCTAGTCGCCGATGACAGATCGACAACCTGCTCCCCTGGCACACCAGGGATAACAAACGTGGCTGTTTCACCAGCACCGCCAGCCGCCCACGAACCCGTGAAAGTCAAGGTAGCCGGATCCGCGCTCACCGTGATAGTCCCGTCGTTGCCAGACTCGGTGTCCACCACGATAGTATCCCCGTCGGCCAAGGTGAACGGCCCAACCGCAGAGGTAACGCTTCCGCGTCCAGCAGGCCCCACGGTGTTTAGGTCACGGCTTGCCGCGACTGCCGACGCCCCAGTCACTCGATTGATGTAGCAAACAGATCCTTCATTGGCGAAGAATCCAAGCATGGCATCGTACCCTTGTGGGTATGCCGTAAGTCTGTCGCCAAACAGCTCCCTGTAGTCGTCAGGGCTGACAACTTTCGTCGGGACTGTAGGCCCTTTTTCTGTAACGCACTGAAAGCCACCAATTGCTGTCGCAGGTCCAGGGCGTGCAATGGCCCCCTTACGGACAATCGACGTTTTAGTGGCTGGGCTCTGGAAGTTTGTCATTGCAGCTCCTTTTACCGTACTCTACCAAATTTTACCCGCCTCCACTACCCCAAAGGCTCCAACTCAAGAGGATTCAGCTCACAGGCGCGCATCATGCGCTCCTGAATGTCCCCCAGCTCAAGGATCCGTTCGTAGATAAGGGTGCTATTATAAAGCAGGTCATTGGTGCCATAGTCATTGGTTGTGTTGTCGAGGTATCCCTCAACTTCATAGACGAAAGCTCGCTTGAATCCCCTCTGCTCGTCCGCCCCCACCCCTGGCGTAATGTCATCCCCAAACGCATCCAAAGCCATAGAAGTCAAGTAGAGCATGTCACAAGTGTGAATCTCTCCGCTTGCCCACTCCACTTGCAGCGCGCCCCTCTGAGGAAAGAGGTAAACGATCTGGGCGCAGATGAAACCAAGCTCAGCCTGGGATTTCGCCTGCGCCGTGATCACATACTGCACCTTGTATGACTCTGGGTTGGGCCTCTCGTACCTTGCCTCGTATCCAGACTGAATCACGTCCCCGTCAGCATTCACAAGCTGAATGGGGGTGGAGGCCATGTCTTCAGTGATAATGGTGTCAAAGTACGTGTACACTGACGGATCAGGCTGCTGCCCGTTCCAACGAAACGTGACACAAGGCCAAGTGTCCACCCACTTTCGCCCAGAAACATTTTCGTCAAAGATAGGCACGTTTCGCAACGCCTTCGAGAACTGCTCATAGGAGCCCCTGACTGTCTGGTCAAAGGATGTAAGCCCCCGCGAAGGCTCGTGGGGATGCCTCATAACAGGTACTCTCACCCCATACGAAGGCCCAGTGCCCCCTCCGTGATCGGGAGGAAGGACTCTATGCCGGTTGGTCGGCACCCCGTTAGAATCCAGTAGGGGACGCCCCTGCTGGTCAAGGGGAGCCCCTGTCAGCCGCCGGTACACAGCAAGGTCAACCGCCCAGAAGATCACGGAACACCTCCCGAATGAGCTTCTGAACCTTCGGGGACACTTGCATTTCCATGAGAGCTGGAGCCCAGTGTGGTCGAGGAGGCATCCTTGATGTCCCCCTCTCATGAAACGCCCCAACACTGCCAGCCTCTACCACTGCCTGCCCCTTCCCCCGAGCAGTTGCACGAATGCTTCTGAGGTATGCCCCAGTACTGACCAGGATTCGAGGGTCCCCCTTCTTTCTTGCAGCATACTTGGGTGACAGAGGAGCAAATCCACGGGTCTGCTGCTCAATACCTTCTCGCACCCGACGAACAAACTCCTGGGCCACGTCAGTAGGAAGCGTAATCTCCGCCCCTGTCATACGCGACTCAACCTTCCCAATGTTCTTTAGGAAGGCCAGAGCATCGTCACCGAGGCGCATTGTGATCATACAGTCAGCCCTAAAGCGTTTCGCTTGTTGTCAATCAACCCACTGGGGCTGATCACTGTGAGATCCCTATGGATATCTGTATTCACGAACGGAGGCACCACAAAAGTCACCTGGTATGGGGTGACGATGGTGGTGGTGAGCACTTTCTCTCCCATCTTGAGCTGATGGTCGGCCGTGAACGGCCCCCTTGTGGGGTCAAACGTCACGGTCACCGTCTCGCCAATGGCAGGCATGGTCTTATCAACATAGTTCTTAGCAAACCTGCAACGCAAAGCTTTGGTGCGGATCATCACGATGTTTGATCCCACAGTCTCGTAATTCAAGTCCACGATGTAGAGGCGAAAGTAGTAACACGTCTCTGGCTCCAGCTTCCCGACGATGAAGGAGCGAATGAGCTGTCCAAATTCCTCCACAAAGGTGGCGAAAGCCGTGGTGTCAAAGTTCGAGTTCGCTCCAAAGGAGCGGAAGACCAGCTTTGCAGACGACACCCGCTCGCTTCCCATCCGTAGACTTGTGTCATTGCTCAAGAACGAAAAAGGAGTGGACGTGAATATGAGCCCCTCTCGGATACGAAGCACCTCTGGGCGGGAATCCATCCACAACTCATAACTGTAGAAGTCCACGTCCCGATTGCGCTGCCAATTCACCCGCACGTTGTCATCCTCAATGTCCTGGTCGCAAGGCTCAAGGAGAACTGCTGCATCCGGTGGAAGGTTCTGGCCCAAAGGGCTGTTCATCCCCGTGCGAGAAGACCGTCGAAAGACCCTGCCCAGCACCACGTCCCCCTCACCCATAAGATTCGGGTTTGCTTCCTTGGGAGAGGTAAGAGCCCGCTTCAGCCTGCGTGTGTCTTCCGTGTATGCTCGCTCGAACGACTCAGCCAGCGAGATCAACGCCGAAACGTCAGCGTCCAGCCCCCTTCGCTTGGATGCATCATACGCCTGGATCCGAGCGATGTTGGCCTGAACCAACTGAAGGACGAAGGGGCGCTCTTGGTCAGGTAGAGAAGATGGTGTGAAAGAAGGGTTATGCCTACGTACAGAATCGAGCAGGATATCCTCCAGCTCAAAGTCTGAAAAAAGGTGATGACGAAGGTCTATGCCCACATTCAAGATAGACAGTGGCCCAAAGGGCTCCAAGTCTATGGACAAGTGCTCTGGGTTGGCGTCCTCGTCCAACTGCACCGAGTAACCTTCAATGCGGGACAGTACCTCAAACAGTCGCCCAATGGTGCTGAAGCGTTCATTTGAAAGATCAAAGTCAATGGACGGGGTATCCCCGCCCGACACTTCAATTATAAGATGCCCATTAGTCAACTCTGCCGTCGCAGAAGTCGCCCCGGAACTCGGCATAACAGCGAGGCCGAAAGCCCGATTACTTCGTCGAGTGTCTCGGATCCGAGAGCGAGCTTCTTGCAACAGTGAAGGCATCACACCACCCCGCGCTCAGCGAGCAGGGCAGCCACATGCCGAGGAACCAGCGCCTTCTTCCCTTCTTGGAAGGTGTACCACTTGGGGCCGATTCTGGTTCGGGCAACGGTCTTTCGAGGCACGATTGACACAATTTGATTTGGGTCTTCTACTTCAGTAGCCACCTTCACTTGCGGTGAGGACATCTCGGCCGAAACCGGCGGCTCACTTTCAGGGGGAGGGCTGTAGAACGCCTTTTCTGCGTCCAAGGATTGAAACGATGTTTTCACACCTGAGCCCTTTACCTCGGGCACCGGAATCGCCACTGCCACCCTGGGCTGTTCTTTGTCTTCCATCTCCTTCACCTCGTCCATCAGTCACCTACGAAGGCGAGAATCACAATGCTTCCGGAAGCCACATCACCGCTCGTCGTGATGCGAACCACACGAGTGGCCACTGTGTAGTCAGTGATAACGCCAATATCCGCATCCCGCGTGTACACACCAGCCGCTAACGAGTAACAGAGCATCGCGTACGGGATAGCATTCGCGGGGACACCCGCCGGAGTAGTGACGCTCAAGACTTCACCGTTGGCGAGATCTTTAGTGGTCACACACCGAACAAAGAATTGATTGCCGTGGTTGAGGCCAACGGGAACCGGAGTACCAGTAACGGAATGACTTGCCATGTTCTTTCCCTCTCAAACGGCTCACGCCGTCTCGATGACGACGATGTTTGAATCTTCCAAAATGTTCTGGCCCCAGATCGAGTACCAGGCAAGACCGTGCTCACGACCGAAGTCTTCGACCCCGTTGTCACGAAGCTCAACGGGCATGGCGGTGGCGTGACCAAAGGCGTACTCACCAAACATGACCGCTTGATAGACCGTGACTAGGTTGCCAGAAGCGCCCTTTGCTAGCGCCGGAGTGTAGCCAATGTCCACGTAATCACCCGTGTCTGGATCCAGGGCGCTGTTCGCCCCGTTCGGCATGACGGTGGTGGTGATGAAGCGCACGTCTTCATACCGACCAATCTCTCCCGTGTATATCTGAGTTGCACCCGCATACAGCGAGGCATTGATCCAGTCATTGTCATCACGGAGCCCACGCCCCTGGTGGGGGTGGCAGAAACAGATGTAGTGGTCGCCAGCCCACTTGGGAGCGTTGCTCGTTTCCAGAGTTTCAACCGCGTCTTTGACAACCTGCGTGTCAAAAACATCGGCCGCGACGAGCTGAGTGCGAGCAGCCTTGCCACCGCCGAAGACCGTGTTCGTTCCGAGTAGTACGGAGTCACGAAGCTGAAGGTCCAGAACAACCGCCATGTCCCGCCCAAGTAGCAGCGACGCAGCAGCGAGTTGGTCATAGAATGACGTTTGGAGCAAATATTCCGAGAACCCAATGGCGTTACCGTTTTCAAAAACGGTCACGCTCTGAAGGCTCATGCTCATTGCACGAGTTTGAAGTCTCACGCCTTCCGTGAGACGCCCGCCACGCTTGATGTTACCATAACGGGGCAATTGGATTGTTCGACCTGGTTGTACACCCAGCTCCGTTTTCTTCGTGCTGAACTGGTCGAACTTCAAGATAGGGAGAGCAGCAAACCATATCTCTGCCGAGAACACGTCTCGTATGGCTTCGACTTGCTGTGAAAACCCCACACCTGACTGGACTGCGGTGTTGAGAACACTGGACATTGAACAGACTCCTTGCTGAACCTCAATTGTTGGACCCACCTGAGCCGTTGGTCAAAGGTGGGCTATTCGCGAATCTCTGCTGGAACGCTGCCTCCGGGGTGATGCCCCGAGCATTAGCATACGCTTGTGCGTCGGCCAAAGCCGATGCTGCACCAACGTTCTGCCCGATGGTCGGATTCTGCCCCACCCACGTCCGCGCGATTGCCTCTTGTGCCTGCGTCCGCACACCCCCCTGGACTTTCGCCGGTCCAGTTGGATTTCCGATGGGCTGCATTGCCCCTCCGGGCTGCGGAACATACTGCACGGGTGGTTGCACTTGTGCGGCCAGGTGCCTGGGGATGTTCCCCGAATTAGGAGGAGTGAATCCCGTAGGCATCTGTTGAATCATTCGATGGAGTTGCTCCCTCATTTCCCCGCTGTAGCGCCCAGACCTGACGGCCTCCTCCGAAGTGAGGTGCCGAAGGTCTTGAGGAAATCCTCCCGCTGCTGGTCCTGCCTCGCTAACCGGAACAGGGTTAGTCGCAGTAGGAAGCCCACCCTGGGGAACTGCCTGGGGCATTTGCGGAGGCATGGGGTACGCAGGATTCGGAGGGGGCGCCGCATACCCCTGGGGAACCTGCATATCCACCTCTTGACTTTCTACAGGAGCAGGAACTGTGCGCTGCACAAGTCGTTCCTGAACATCTTTCCATGCCCGACGCACCTGATCTACCGCTAGGTCGATGGATTTTTCGTCTGCCCCTTGCACAAAAGAGGTGAAGCTCTCCGGGATATCACCCAAGTCCCGAAGGGCTCTTTCCCGATACGCCACCAGGTTCATGGCTCGAAGCTGCCCTTCAAAAAAGAGTTGCTGCTGTCGCATCTGCTCCTGGGACTTCTGAACCTGTGCGCTCAAGTCACTGATCTGTCGATGGACCCGCTCATCGGGCTGCATCGCCTTCAGCTCGGCCTCCTCCCTCTCCTTCTCGATCCTCGCCAAACGAACCTCCAAGGCCGCCCGTTCCTGTCGCTCCCGCTCCAGCTCGGCCTGCATCCGAGATGCATCCTCACGAGCCTTCGTGTCAGTAACCTTTGTCACTGACACGGCCGGGGGAAGGCCCTCGTCAGGGCTACCAGTGGCGCTTTTGGTTTCCTCTGTCGATTTGGTTGTCATCACTGCCTCCGTTGATCAATCTCTATTCCTAGCTTACCCGAGCCGACCCGTAGCACGGCTTTCCACAGTCACCACGGGGATCGCCTTGGCCCCGGAGCGGCTGGGGGCACGCTCTGGTCCACGATTCCGAGGATTGGACAGGTTAGGACGCTCGTTGAGCATGGCCGAATAAATACTGCCTGCCCCAGCCGACTCGCCCTGGCTGCGGTTGGGTCCCGTGTTGTCACTGGGGTACATGCCCTTGCGGGTGGCCTCACGATACGCCTCGTCCGTGTTGCCCACACCATAGCCCTGATACTCACCGTTTGCAGGGCTGCCCTCGAATTTGTTGGTCGAACTTCCAATGTTCACGCCCATAACTTCACCTCTTCGTGCTGCTGTATGCGTTACCAGAATCTCCGGTAACATAGGATGACTGATTTTTTGACGCTTCACGCGCCGCCCGAGCATGTCACCGTCAGCGTAGCTGGATACCTTGTAAGACTTTGCTCTTTCCCTGCCAATGATGCCATTCATCCCGTGACCTCGCTCGCCCAAAAGGGGCGCGTCTCCTACGTTAGCGATCCCGCTGGAGTCAGGACCGCTTACGTAGGAGGCGCCTGTGGTTCGTTTATTCATCTTGCCCATACTACACCCCGTCGTGTCGAGCCCGATACCTGAAGCCAGGCCCCTCCCAAAAGCAATCCGATCCCTTCAACTTGATCCCATCGTGAGAAGCGAGCACTGCCTCTTGTCTGAAGCCACGCAGTTGCATAGTAGGTGGTGAATGAAGCGCCTCAGCTCCAATGCCTCTGAGATCATACCCACCAGAAAACCGGTCCTTCTCTGTAGAGGACCGAAACTCATGGGATATGGAAGCCCTGGGGTATCGGCGCATCATCTGTACAGTACCATAGGATAGTGCCAGTTGCTACAAAATGTGTGAAACACGGAAAACATCTTTTTAGCAAGCACTTTTATGAGCCCTTTGTCTCATGGCGCACGTCCCGATTCGCCACGTCCTTATCACTGTACCCGTGCGTCAGGCCGTAGCCTGCCTGGCCCAACTGCATCCCATGGGAGGCCGGTTTCTTTGACTTCTTCGACTTCTTCTTCTTGCTCATGATCGCGCTCCTGGTATCCCGACCGTGAACGATACCCCACCTTGAGCCATTGCTGTGGAGTCCAACGAGTCATGCCCAAAGGATGTCTTAGGATGGGGGAACTCCTGCCTGCTTGGAAGCTCGGGCGCCCTCTCGTCGTCAAAGTAGATCGCTGCCCCACCAGGCTGAATGACGTAATTCCGACGCTTGGCATCCTTCACCTTCGCGCGGTGAAGAAACGGAGCTATGCTGCCAAAGTCTTCCGCCTCTGTGGCAAACATACTGTTCGTCGAGGATACCCCGCCCTCGTCCATGCCGCGCGAGATATTGAACTCACGCAGGCGGCCCTCCTCGTCGTAGAAGGTTGCCCGTGCAGCACCAGAAGGACGAAAGCCGTTGGGAATGTTCACTGGATCCTACTCCTCTAACTGCTGATCAGCCGGTACAGGGTTTCCCTTGTTCCCAGGCACAGCCGACGCAGGCTGTGGGGGTGGAGCCAACTCTTGATAAACACGTTGGTTGGCTCCTTCCGCCTCCATAGGCGGAGCCGGTTTGGCGGGGTTAGCCGTAGCAGACTTATTGGACTTCAACCGCTTCCGAATGGCAGTAGCATCAACAGCGATCTCTGAGATATGGTCTTGGCACCATTCAGCGTCCACCCACTCGTTTCGCTGGTACATCTCAAAAAGCTGCGCCTGAAGTGCCTGGTCCTTGGGGATAACATCCAAGAAATCCACTTCGTTATCGAAGGGGTTGAGATATACAGGCTTCTTGCACCCAGTGGGGATAAGGAACATGGGGGTTGTTTGGCTCCCAAGAACCTCTCCCGTTGATGGATGGACAAGGTGCTGCGTAACATGCACGTGTTCAGGCTCCTCGGGCACCTCAATCTGGTCCATGGGGACTTCTTCTACATGAAGGTTTGGTGGCGGCTCGGGTGGAGCCTTCTCCTGCTCCTGCCCCTGCTTGACGTGCTTTCGCTCCCACTCCTCTAACAAACGCTTCTGAACGGCCGTGTAATCCCAGAAGGAAGTCCCATCTCCTCCAGCCTGAATCTCGCGCATGATCTGGCTATAAGGCAGGTCACGCAGTTCTTTGCCAAACCCATACTTGCGCCACACCTTCAGCCGCATGTCGAAAGGATCAAGGAAGTCCAAAGTCTGCCTGTCGATATGATAGCACCTCTTTTCCAACACCGGCTGCTCAACAAACACCTCAAGCTCGGGATCCCACACGCGGGCCCTCTTCCCCCGGTCGGTCTGGACGATTCGACCCCCACAGGACTTGCAGATGTCAAAGGGCAGGTTGATCAGCCCCTTGATCATCCCAATCCGAAGAATGAAGTAGTTGATCTGCTCGAACCCAGGCTTATACATGGCCAGCTTTCGAGTCCGGCGCTCGATCAAAGGTAGGTTCTGAAAGTGCAGAGCGACACCAGACGTGTTGGAGATAGGCTGCATCTGCCCAAGTGACCCCTCAGGAACATCCCCAATGTCATGCATCGTTTTTTTCACCCGGTCGATGTACCCATTGGCAGCCGTAAGATCCCCCTCCAGCTTGAGAGTATCCACCCTGCTGTCCGTTGGAAGACCAGACCATACCTGCTTGGGGCCACGCTCCAACTGCTTGGCCTTCACACCGTACAAAAGTAGCACAGGGCTGGCGTGGTAGTTGATCGTATCACTAACGTCAGTGGCCTTCTCGTTCAGCTCCCTTTGAAGGTCAACCAAGTCTTGGCCATCTGCAAGGCCATAGTATTCCTTGGGTAGGGGGAGGTTTTTGATATGAACGAGCGGGATCTCTCCCAACACGTTGGGCCGAACAATAGGCTGGTCCCCATGGAACTGCTCGACGATGGAATCAGGGGTGATGATCTGCGTGAATCGCTTTGTGTAAAGCTGCCTCCCCTCATGGTTCACACGATCTTCTCGGTCGAGCTGCCTGGTCCCGCGCTCAGCATAATAGATCGTCTCAATCCGTACTGCTATGAGCGTGTCCTGGTTGAGAGGATCCCACGTAGGGTAGACTTGCTCCGACCCCAACAGGTTGATGCGAATACGGCCCTGAGAGAACGGGTTTAGTCGCCTCTGCATCGGGCTGGGATCTTCGTACGTAATCATGGCGAACATGTCGCCAGTTACAGATCCCATTGTGACCCCCTCGAAAGCGAACCTTTCTCGCGAATTGTAGCCCCACACTTCGTCCAAAAATGGCTTTGTGATTTCCTCCAAGGCATCAGGAGTCGTGATACTGAACCCCTTGCCCACGAGGAAGTAAACTATCTTATCGATGAACTTGCGAAAGTAGTTCATCGTAACGAGAGGCTCACCATCCTCTCGCTTGAACAGCCAATGCCGGCCGAAGTAGAAGCGCCAATGCTCGTTGTATCGTTGGATCCGCAGAAGCTCTGCTTGCTCAAGGTTCAAGAAGAACCCAAGCTGTGCAGGCTCAACAATCCTTTGAAACGGGATTGCGCTCCCGTAGGAGTTGCCCGAGTTAGTGAAGAATGACAACGGCATTGGTTTGGCTGCTCCTTCCTATCATAAACCCATGGTCACTTCAAAAGGGGAATCAAAACCGTTGCCGTTGTTGTGAGGGCACCGATGATAGCCAGGATACCACCAATGATTGCCCTTGTCCGCATCACCTGTCGATCTTTCTCGGCCTTCCTCTTTGCCACCACCAGAGTGCTGCGATCCATGATCCCCGTCACCTCGCTCTCGTCGTCCGTGATCGATGGAAACTCCCGGCGAGCCTCACTTTTGATCACCTCATTGATTGCCTTCACCCACTGCCCACGCATGCCTGTTCCTGGTTTTCCCGTCGTGGGGTCAGGAGGCTCACCAATGACTGCGATCAATTCCAGAACCGCTTTTTCTATTTCAGCGTCTCGTTCACGCCACCTTTCCATCTCGTCACTGAACGCCCTGGACAAATTCTTGGTGAGATCCCGCACTTCCTCCAGCACCTTGGAGTGCAAGTGCAGGTTTTCTTTCACCTCCATCAGCTCCTTGTGATTACTTCGAGCTTCATCGCGAAGAATCACAAGTTCAGCCGCATGGACAGCGCACGGTCTCCCTTCGTCGTGCCCGTTCGGAGACTTTCGTATCGTGGGGTCTGTATCCGGCTCGTCAGAGACGTTGTGCTCGTTGTTCATTATTCTGCCATCAATGGGTAGAGTGTACTGTCCCTGCCGTCGTTAGTGTAAATCCTAAGCTGCCCCCCATTGAGAAACGTGAAGCTATCTGTGTGGGTGTAGCCCCCTCGCATCGTCACCCCAGGGTCAGGGATGCAATCCACTTGACCACTGTAAATGACGCAATTGAAAAATTTGATCTGGCTAGAGCTTGAATATCCTGAGTAAGTAAGGCCAGCCGTGTCAAAGTATGAGTTGCAGGTGGTCATATTCAAAACGCCGTCTCCATTGATCGTCGCCGACAGTATTTCGATAGACGAGTTGCTGACATAGACAGTGCTGGTAGATCCTTCAGAGCAGTCACAGGTTAGGGTATCTAGCTCACGAACCCCCCTAAATTTTGCTACTAAAGTATTTCCATATCCAGGGGCCAAAAGCACATCTGAATTCGCAAAAAGGCCAGACACTTGTAGCATGCAGCCATCTGCATCTTCCGCATAAATTACTTCTTTACACGAAAAGAAGTCGCAGCCACTGTCAACCACCAAATCAACGTAAGGGCCTAGCGAAAGTGCGTTATTACAAGTGTAAAACTTACACCCCGACACTGTAACGGCTACCCTAGCTCCAGACTCCTTCATTCCATAGAAGAAGCACATATCACAGGATTCAGAATTTCCGGTTCTCACACAATCTCTGAATTCCACTTTCCCCGCAGCGGACGTGCATCCAATTTCAATTCTCCCCGAGTTTGCTACCGTCTTGACTCCAATCAGCCTAACGATACGCGCTTCATCCACCGTCATGCAGTTAGACTCTGTGTTGTCATCCGTGAGAATCTCAATATTATAAAATGTCAGCCCGATCCCACTGCTGCAATACCCCCCAGCGTCCGTACCTTTGATCCTTATGTCAGTTCCATTATTCTCGTCGTAACTAAAATTGGCAAACAACAATTGGTTCAGTGCCGAGCTGGACGTGCGAGAGATTCTGCCAGACGAAAGTGTGATCGTGGTCACCCCCATTCCCGAGCCAACAATGTAGAGGTTTGCCACGTCAGGAATGGTCAGCCCCGCCTCAGTGAAGGTGCCAGGCCCAATCATCACCAAATCCCCGTCTTGGGCAACCGCCAGCGCCGCAGCAATGGTAAGGAAAGGCTTGGTTCGTTCACCCCTCATTCCCGTGCCATTATTTCCCCCCTTGGACACGAACACCGTGTTTGCTTCAGGGACCGCAACCGCTCCTAGTGTAAGGCCATCCACGGTACTTTCCAGCTCGTGGACCCTGCCCCCAACGTCCTTGAGAATATGGTCAATCAAAGGAGCATTGGTTCCATCGTCTCCAGCCCATCCACGTTCTTGCCCACCAAAGTTGTGGGCCTTGTGGCTCATGGCGAACGCAGGGATGATATACCCGTCTTCATCGGGCACACCAAAGACTCGTTCATCCACTACCACGGACCCAGCCACCAGCGTGGTCAGCCTCACTCCATACCCGTACGCAACATCTGGTGTGAATGAGCTGGTTGCTCCTACCCCCAGAACGCCTGGCTCCAGGGCACTTCCAATAGGAACTGACACCAACTCCCAAAGCCACTCCGTGACTCCAGTGTTGTCATGATTGGAAAGTGAAACAAGCACACCTTTGACACCCTGCTGGGCCTCTCCTGGGTTGGAAGCAACCCCACCTTGGGTAAAGACGATCATTGCTTTGTTTCCTCCCCTTCTCCATGGCGTTTCTTTCCTTCCTTGCGCGTGACCGCCTCTTCTCCCCACTTCGCCGGATCCGGTGACACGACGCCGAGCAGCTTGGCCCCACCCCAACGATCCCACTGGCTGACCATCAACCGCTCAGCAATGGCCCACAGCGCGAACAACCTTCGGTCAGTCGGGGGCGTGCGCGGGATTATGTTGTACGCGAGGTAAATGAGCACAGGCACCACGATCTCTGGATTCGAAACGGCCCAGGCATAGGCGGACAGGATGTACTTCATGGTTTCCTCGGGGGTTCAGGACCAAGCTCAATCTCACCCAGATCATCCTCCCTCGCTGCGACAGGAGGAGCCCACGCGCACACGTCCACAGCGATGCGCGCGGGCTCGACGGGGCACGTCTCGCACGGGAGCACGGAGGTGCAGGCGGATAGGATGAGTGCGGCGAAGCGGGTCATTCGTTCACCTCCACGGGCGTCCAACCTGCGGCGAGCAACGTTGCCTTCGCAGCATCGCTTGCCGCGCTTCTCGCGGCGTTGGTCCCGGCAATGCGTAGCTGTCCGTTCGCTCCTACACCATCAGCGAGATCGATCAAGAACTGATCGACAGTGGCAGTGTTCCAGCCGCAACTGTACGCGCGTATGTCACACGTCGCCCATGCGGGGAGCGCTGTCGTGGTG